ATGAGGATCCCCGATGAAGCAGTAGAGGCTGCGGCGAACGCGATCAGTGAGGCTAGCGGTATGAGGTTCGATGGCTTCTGGTCCCGAGTCGAAGACCTTGAGCCCGAAGACCGCGAGTATGCGCTGGCTGAAGCTCGGGCCGCACTTGAGGCAGCCGCCCAGCACATGGGGGCCGTCCAGTGATCCGGGACGAATCGTCGCACGTGGTTGCGCCAGTGTGGTCGGCGCTCTATGACACATGGAAGTGCAAAACTTGCGGGAAGTGGTCCTACCAGCTTCACAGCGGCGAATGGAAGCATGGGGGCGCCAAGTGATCCCCGACGCGGCGGTTGAGGCGGCCCTATATGCGTGTGGGTTCTCGTCCCAGTCGGTTGACGAGCGCCGCGAACTCTTAGTTCGCGCCCTCGAAGCTGCGGCACCGCACATGCTCGCGGATGTTGAGTGGGCCGTGTTTCGATCCCAAGGCGGGCCCAACGAAAGCCCCGCGGAGAACCTGCGCTACAAAACGCGGGAAGCGGCTCAGGCGTCCATCGACAATGGTTACAGCCAGCCGCAGTACTGGGAACCTCGTGGGCGCATGGTTGGAGCGTGGGCCAAGTGATCCCCGACGCGGCGGTTGAGGCGGCTGTTGAAGCCCACTGTGAGGGGACGATGCTGGCTGCGTTGGAAGCGGCTTATCCTATCCTCGCCGCGCAGGCCCTTTTAGATGCGGTGGCAGCGTTCCCGTTGGAGACGATCACCGCGCCGGACAACGCACTAGTTTGGATGATGCGCAGGGCTGAGGATCTACATGGCTAGTATCCGCACCCGCGCTGATGACCACATTAACTACTCCTACCAAGTGAAAGGCAGGCGCATGAGCGAGAACCAAGTGACCCCGCAAGATGCCACGCCGCGCCGAGTGAATAACCATGCCACTGGTTACCCGTACAGTAAGCGCGACCATACTCAGCAGTGGCTCATGCCGGACGGTTCGCGTGAATACACCTGGTGGATTGAGCCGGGCGACACCTCGACGCTGGACGCCCATATCGAGCATCGCCGAGAGCAGATCGCCAAATCCGAAGCGGCCATCGCGCTCTACGAATCCCTCCGCGCCGGAGTTATCGCCGAACGGGTAAGTTTTGGATGCCCAAACTGCGGGCGCCCGGAGTTAGAAGGCGCGTCACATTGCACTAACCCGCGCTGCGGCCACATTGAGTGCGCGTGCTCCCGGGTATATCCCATTGAGCCACTTCCCCGTGGCTAGTATCCGTACCCGGACCCGCGCTGACGGTTCCGAAGCGCATCAGGTGATGTGGCGTGAGAATGGCCGGGGTGACTCGATCACCTTTGATGACCGCGCTGAGGCTGAGATGTGGAAGCGGCTGCTTGATGCGAACGGCAACTCACTCGGCGCGGCAACGAAGGTCTATGAGGACTCCCAGCACGACGGGCCGACCGTCTCTGAGGCGATGCTGACGCACATTGACCAGCTTGTCGGCGTCACTCCATACACGCTGAAGCGGTACACGTCCGCTGTCCGCCTGCACTTCTCCGGGCCGCTGGGTCAGATGAAGATCAAGGCTGTCACGCATGAGCACATCGTCCAGTGGATCAAGTGGATGCAGGGCCGGGAGAAGGGGCCTAAGACTATTGCCGTCCAGCATGGTCTACTGTCAGCAACGATGGAGACGGCTGAGCGGCAGGGGTTCATCACCAGGAACCCGTGCAAGGGCGTCAGGCTCCCCAAGCAGGTCCGCGTTGGTGACGACGGGGACGACATAGACATGGAAGATTTCAGGGCCATACGCGAGCGTACAGACCCGCACTTCCGCCCCTTCCTAGACTTCCTCGTGGGCACTGGTTGCCGCTTCTCTGAGGCAACGGCGCTAGTCGCTAAGGACTTCACGCTCGACACGGACCCGCCCCTCGTGTTCATCACGAAGGCGCACAAGCTCGGCGGCGAAGGTGAGGCCCGGTACGTTGGTGAGCCGAAGTCTAGGAAGTCCCGCCGGCGCGTGTCGCTCGCCCCGTCCACGGCGCTAGCAGTGCGCCCGCTGGTTGAGGCTGCCACGAAGGACAAAGGCCCGGTGTTCCGCATGAAGGACGGCGGGGAGTTCACTGCACAGGCCTTCTACAATCGTTCCTGGAACAAGGCAAGGACCGAGGCGGGGTTCGGCAAGGACGGGCACAAGCACATCACCGTGCACTCAATCCGGCACCTTCACGCCGCGGCGCTCCTCCACGCGGGCATGGACATGTACCAACTCAGCGTGCGCATGGGCCACAACTCCATCGGGATTACGTTGGATTTGTACGCTCACCTCATGCCGGACGCCCACTTCAAGGGAGCCCAGCACGCAGCCAAGGCGCTAGGCCTGCCGGATGACATCCCCGAGCTAGCCTCTTAACCAACAAGAAAAGCCCCCGCATCCGGTGAAGGATACGGGGGCTTTGTTGTGCGCGCGCGGCGCGTCTGGGGCGTTGGGTTCCCTGACGCACGGTAGACGATACTACACGGTTGCCTCGGGCTACGTTGTTACGACGCGGCCCGTGTTAATCTATTGACATGACTATTACCATTGGGGAAAAACTTCTTAGCCTGACCGTGGAATACCGGGACGCTACCAACGGCGAACGGCACGGGTACGGGGATCACCCCGCGTTCGGTCGGCCCGTCTCGGAGATAGCAAAAGACTACGAGGACGCACTGCGCGAACTGATCGCTAGTCCAGTAGAAACCGTATCCCATTGAGTTGACGCCAGGCGGTAGTCACTGCGGCGGAGTAGAGCTGCATGGCTCCGCTAGTGAGGATCTGCAAGTTCATTACCGTGTTGGCGTTGGATGAGATGGCGTAACCGGATTGCTCGGCGGGCCGCACACCAACAGGCAGTGTGGCGAAGGTCGAGAGCGTGGTCGAGGCGGTGGTGTTGGTGACGGCGCCCTTGAATCGGACTTCGTTGCCGATCCGGCGGTACATGGGCGGCGTGTTGTTGGCGACGGTCCAGGTGCCTTCGAGGGTGAGTGGCTGCCAGCCTGTGTCGTAGACGTATGTCGTGACGGGTTGGGAGAACATTTTGGCGCCGTCGATGCGGTTGTGTTGCAACACCAGCATCCGGGAATCGCCAACGACCGAGGGGTTGTTGTTGACGATTTGGCCGGTGACGAGTTTCCCGTCAAGGTTGGTCGCACCCTCCGCCTCATACGTGTAAGCGCTGTTGCTGAGGTAGCCGGGCTTGAGTACGTTCACCGCGGCCTGGAATGCGGCGCGGCTGTACTGGCGGACTGCCCTGAGCTTGCCGGTGAAGTCCCACACCATCAGGGTTGGCGAGTCTGTTTGCGCGCCTTCTGACAGGTAGAAGTGTGACCCGACGATGGCGATGCCCTGGTTTTTCGCCGCGGTTGCGCCGGTGTTTTCGACGGGGATGGTGGCGAGCAGGGTGGGCGTTCCGGCCTTTACCGTTGCCCAGTCGTAGACGTAGAACTTCGTGACCGAGTTTGTCCACGCATCAGAGGTGATGAGGTAGTTCCCGGATACGTCGCCGCGGGAGAACCCGTAGATGGGGATCTGTGCGCCGAGGGTGCCTAGGGTGTAGTTGAAGATCGCGTAGGCCGAGGGGACGCCGCCGCCCGTCTTGGGCCACACCATGAAGCACAGCTCACCGCTGCCGTTGGTGAAGTAGGACAGTGATTCGGTGAACGCGCCGTTTTCGGTCGTGGCAGTCTTGAAGGACTTGCGGACACCGGTTGTCAGGTCGCGCACGTCGATACGCAACTCTGTGCCGTTCTGGTTGGCGACGTAAATCTCGTTCGCGGCCTTGTTGATGCTGAACCCTTGCGGCCAGGACACTTCGCCGTTTTCGCGCACGGGGAACTCGCACAGGAGCGACACGTTATCGAGGTACGCGAGCGGGTCTGACGCGCCCCTTGTGGCCCCTGCTGCGGTGTAGGCGGCGTCCAGTGACGCGCCGCTGAGCCGTGTCGGCAGGTTGGCGTCAGTGACTTTGACAGCGGCTGGGACTGTGAAGTCGTCCCCCACTGCGACGATGCGGTTAGTCATGGGTCATGCTCCCGTTCAGAGTTTCAGGTTCCCGGTTTCGGTCACGGCGTTGCCGGTCACTGTGGAGATGTCCACATGGGTTGTTGTGCCGCCTGCGATGGTGGAGTTGTAGACCCTGCCATTCGCTGAGCCGGTGTACGCTTCGATGCCCCTGGTGCCTGACGGGGCGGTGACGTCGGCTTCCCAGACGCTGAAGTTGTTGACGTTATTCAGGGCTACAGCGCGCGACCCTCCCAGGCTGGCGGCGGTGAAGTTGGACAGCCGCACCTTCTGGGAGTTGGCGATGTACACGGCTGTTGCTGCGGCGTTGAGGATCCGGAGCCGGGCAATCCGTAGGGCGCCGACTGTGTCGAAGCGCCACCCGTCAACTCGGGGCCCGACGTGGCGGTTCATGCCAACATCGACAACGTCCACGGCTTCCACATCAACACCGCGGAAGGGTCCGTTTAGTTCGTTGCCGTCGATCACGATGTGTTCGGCGTAGTCGACGTTGATGAAGTTTGCCGCGTCGGATGTGCCGGTACCGAACTTGGCTTTATTGCCGAGTACCTTGATGAGTCCGGCCTTGATGTTCCCGCCGGCTGCGAGGGGTTTAATCGAGATGACGGACTCTGCGTTGGTTGCCGCGTAGTTGATGAACGTGTTGCGGGCGACCTCAACGTTGTCGCATGCCACGCCGCCTGACGCGAACGAGGCGGGCGTGTAGGTGTCCGTCGCTTCGTGCCCTGCCGTCGCTACCTGCCCGAAGTCGGTGGAGTAGAGCACAATGGTTGGCGTGTTGCTGGGCGTGGTGAACTCGAACACGTTGTCGTTGAACTGCGAGTTTGTGGCAGCAACGAAGTGGACGACGCCCTTGTAGTCGGAGGTCGTGTCTATCCGGGGGTCGAGGACGTAGTTGCGGAGGAACCGCATCCGGTCAAGGGTTTTGCCTTCCTGGATGGAGTGCGCCCCGAACGGGTTGGGTGCCGGGTATGTGGTTGCGCCGACCGTGAGCGGGAGGAACTTGCAGTCCTCTACCGTGACGTCCTTGGTCAGCAAGCCGTCGTATGAGCCGGGCAGGTCCGGGGAGGATGATGCGCCGGCGTCGGACACGTCAGGCTGGATCGCTTCTTCCCGTGCGGAGTTACCCGTTCCGGCGTTGAACCCCAGGAACTTGCAATTACGGACGCGGATCGCTGAGCAGCCGAGCAGGTCAATGACGTGACCCTTGGCCTGCATCTGCTCGAAGACAGCGTATTTGACCTCAAAGTTGTCCGTGTGGTGGAGGGCGAACGCGCAACGGCCTACAGTGTCCACGAAGCTGCCGAGGAACCTGCCACCCTCCCACAGGATGTTCGAGTTGCCGGACCCGTAGCCGCGGAACCCGTCCGAGCCGGTGTAGAAGAACGCGTAACCGTTGGCCGTGCTGGTCTTCGTGAGAGTAGCCCCGTAGGCGAGCACGTGGACGTTGCTGGTGAGCCGTACCCGGGTGAGCAGGTTGTACGTCAGCGGCGGGATGAGGACGGTGGAGGTCCGGTAGAGGGCCGTGTTGGCTGCTGCGAACGCTGCGGTGAACGCGGCGGAGTCGTCCGTGACACCGTCGCCCACAGCGCCGTAGTCGCGCACGTTGATGACGTTTTCACCCTTGCGGACTTTCCCTGCGATGTCAGACAGTTTCGCACCTGCGGGCAGGTTGGCGTCCGCGACGAGGACTGATGCGGGGAGCGTGTTGCTGTCGTTGACGGATACCAGGCGGTTAACCATCCGGTCACGCTCCGATCAGGTAGAAGCCCGGGTTTGCCGGGTCGGGCTGGATGAGTGTGGTGTTGGTGATGAAATAGGTGCCGGGGTGCATGACGTCCTCGAGCAGTCCGGGGCCGTCGCCGAGGCCGGACTGGATGTTCACTTCGACTTGCCCGACTCGTCCGAGGGTTTCGGAGAGTGTGGCTTGCGTTGTTGTGAGGGTGTCCTGCGTTTCGGCGATGGTCGCCTCTGCCGCGTCTACCCGCACGGTCGTTGACGCGAGGCCAGCCTGGGTGGATGCCATGATCGCCTGCGCGGACGTTAGTGCGGAGTCGGCGGTCTGCGCGTTCGCGGCAATGGCGTTGTCACCGTTGCGGACCAGCTCGTTACCGTCCGGCTTCAGGAACCCGAGCGGGGTGAATGCAATAGCCATAGCGGCCTCTCCTTAAATGCTAAAGGCGCCCTCAAGGAGCGCCGCTGATGGTCTACTGGGGTCAGGCTTCGTGGGCGCCGGGCTCGTTGCTTGCCGGGGTGAGGTAGCCTGCGGTGAAGACGAGGATGGACGTGATGGCGCCCTGCACAACTACGGGCATGTCGATGCCCGCGAAGGTCAGCAGCCAAACAATGATGGTGGTCACGGCGCCGGCTACAGTCGCGGCGGTAACTTTCGGGTTGACGTTCATTACGGCTGCACCTTCACTGCGTCGAGGTTGGAGTCAAGGTAGGCGATGGTGTTGCCGAGCGTGGTATCCCCGCTGCGGGTGCCACCCTTGCGAGTGACGGGCGCTTCGAGGATGGCCTTGGCGACCTTCTGCGGGATGGAGCCGGTGGGGGCGTCGAGGTAGCGGTTGACGAGGCGGGCGGCGGCGAGAATTTCGGCGCGCTCTTTATCTGTGTAGGCCATGAAGGGGTCCTCTTCTGTCGATGAGCTTTGCGGTGCGATGGCTGCGGATCCTGCGAGGCGGTCGATGCGGGGCAGGTCCCAGATGCCGGGGCATGCGGTCGCGTTCCACTGCCGGTGCGGGCTGAGGGGCAGGGGCCCGTATTGACTGCGGAGGAAGTTGACGAGTTCGGCTACGGTCGCGTAGTCCTCATCTGTGGCTTCGGGGTGGCATTCGATGCCGATGGTCGTTGCGTTGCCTACCGCGTTGCCGGAGTGCCAGGCTGCGTCCAGGGGGGACACGAGGCAGTCGATGCGGCCCGCGCTGACAACGAAGTGCGCCGAAGTCGTGCCGGGTCCGCTCACGAAGAACTTCACAACATCGTCGTGACGCTGACCGAGGCTCCCCCAATGGTGTATCACGATCCCGTCGATGGTCCGCTTTCGTCCAAACGTTGCCGGGACCCGGGCGGCGGGCGTGTAGCCCTTCGCTGTCTGCGATTCGTTAATGGTTGTCATGCGCCTTCTCGTTCCTGCTGTTCTTCGTGGCGGTCGATGAGTGACGGGTCCAGGTGCGCTTTCAACGATTCTGGGATGCCGGGAATGGGCGGCTTGGATCCACCCTTGGCCCAGAAGACCATCCGCTCAATGAAGTTGATCGCGGTGCTGAAGTTGCGGGAGACCATGTTGAGGTCAGCCCGCAAACCCTTTACGTCTTCCTCGAGTGATTCGAGACGTTCCATGAGGTTCTTGGAGAACGTGACCGCGTTCGTTTCCTTGGCCGTCTTCGAGGAGGTGCGGGCCGCGTAGGTCGCACCGTAGGCGCCGCCGCCGGCGACGATGAGCACGCCCAGCAGGGTTAGTAGTTGGTTATTGTCCATCTGGTGGTGTCCTTGCGCATCGGTCGTTATCGCCTGACATGCCCGAGACGACCATCACTGCGGCGCCGAGCAGCCAGTACGTCGCTGTCGAGATGAACCCGGTAGCTGGTGCGCCAAGTGCTATGCCGATGAGGAACAGCCCGCCGAAGATGATGGGCGCGAACGTCAGTGCGGCGTAGGAGTAGGAGTCGTCGCCGCGGGCCTTGTGTACGGCTGTGAGCGCCAAGATGGCGGCGATGATCCAGATGTACCCGAGGTGCGGGACGAGGACGCCCAACCAGCCGAGTGCGGCCTGCCGTGACGGGCTCGGGGATGCGAGCAGGAACGATGCGCCAAGAATCAGGTACACGAAAGCGAATAGAAGTTGGAAGGATCCGCGGCGACCATTGATGATGCGACGCTGACCTGCAAGTGTTTTGCGCATAAGGTTGCCTCCCGGCGTGTTGTGACCTGCCGGGGCGGCGGTCGTATAGGGTGGGTGCTGTGTGGCCCTGGAGCGCAAGTCCGGGGCCACACGTTTGTTAGATGTAGTAGGCGACGTTAATGGTGAAGAACATGTCGGTCGCGAACGTGAAAGAGCTGACGGATCGGATCGACATTTTTCCGGTCGGGTTATAGGCCACGTTCGCGTTGTAGTTAGTGGCGGTGCCGACAACAGGAACGGACAGGTACTTGACGGGGGAGCTGCCCCGGACCTGGGAAGGTAGTACGTAGTCGTCGGTCCCGAGGATGTTCCACGAGCCTGACCCGAGGACGAAGTCGCCGCCGGTCCGGGTGATGATCAGGTCGGCTACGACGCGCTTCTTGGTGCCTTCGGGTGTGATCGTAATGTCCCCGGTCGCTGACCAGCCCGTTGGTGACAGGGGCGAATATCCGCGCGTGCCGTCCCGCCACGAGCCGCCAACAACTGACTCAATCTGTGTCGTGTCGGTCCGGTAGACGAGGCGCCCCTCGTACTTGGTCAACGCGTTCCGGGCGGAGGTTCCCGACACGACAGTAACCACGTCGGCGGAATCCGCCATCGTCGCAAGGTCGGTTGTCAGGTTGTAAGCGTCAGAGTTGATCGGAACAACAATCCCGTTGTCTCGTGTCTGTGGCATTAGGCTGTCCAGTCCATTTCTATGCGGCCCGATTGCGGGTCTTTGAGTCGCCCGTCAAACCCGACGTACGGGTCGCCGGTAATACTGATGCCGCCGCCAGCCTTGAGGACCGGGGCGAAGGTAAGGGGCAGGGTGATCCAGTGCGCGCCCTGGCCCTGGGTTACGGTCACGTCCCATGGCCCAACGGTGCGGTTCACATCACCGCCGGGCTGATACTTCGAGGTGTGCGCGTAAAGGTGGACGGTCGCCGAACCGGAGCCGCCAATGTTGAGGCGCTTCGGGAGGCGGAACCGGATCTCCGTGATGGTCTTTGAGCCGAGGTTCGTGAACGCCGCCCCGTAAAACCAGGAGCCCGTAACCGTGCTCCCAGCCCATGTGCCGGAGTAAACCTGTTCGCCGCCCTGCTTCGACTCAGCCCAAGACCCCCACCCGCCCGGACCCCACCAAGTGTTCGTCTTCCCCGCGGCGGCTCTAGCTGTGCCGGTCGGGGTGATCGGCGACGCCTCAACAGGCGTCCGCGTGGGCGGTGTTGGGGTGATGGAGGGTAGCTTGCCGAGGATGATCGGGGCAGCTGCGTCCCACGCCACATACACCGGATCGCCGACCATGTAGGACCCGGAGAACCGTGACGTTGTGTAGGTGATCCCGTCGGCGCCGGTCAGCACAATCTCCGTGATGCCGACGCTTAGGACGGTCCCGGTACGGGGCCGGGGCTGGTCGGAGTATCCGTCAGTGACGAGTGCCGATGACTGCCCGTTGCCCTGCTCCGTCAGTTCAACCGCGATAGGGCCGTCCTGCTGAGGGCTTACCGAGTTCGCCCAGTACGCGTCCAGCAGGTTTCCGTTCAGGTTCGCCCACCAGCGGGACCCGTCGAAGTAGGCGGTCCCGTACACGCGGCGGGTGCCGCCTGCTGGGATGGCCGCAAGGGTTTTCTTCAAAGCAGCCATCGGCGCCTCCTAGGGCAAGTTGTTCCAAGTGAGGGCGGGCAGCGCGCCCCATGTGGACGGCATCCGGTCCCAGGTGAGGGCAGGCTTCGATGACGTGAGATGATCGCCGAACGGTGTGCGGCCAATCGCTGCCGCCACGTCCTGATAGGCGCACGACACGGTGAACTTTGTTGGGCCGGGGATGGGGGATCCGCCGGCAGACACCGAGACGACCTCGCCCGGCAAATAGACGACATGCCCGGCAGGCATGGGGCAGCCAACCTCGATGCGGTCGCCAGCCTGAATCTCCGGGCGGGGGACCGTCTCGACCTCAAGCTCAACCGCGCAGGACGCGGCCTGCCGGTCCCGTAGCGTCTCCGCATACGCGACCGCCTGCGACCATGTCGTGATCATTTCCGAGGAGTAGAAGTCGGGCACCCTGCCGTGGGGTCCGTCCCAGCGGAGAAGCCCAGTGCGCAGGTACGCGGTACCCGTGACCGGCTTGCCGTTCGCGCCCTCTTTACCCTCAACGACCCAGCAGTTATAAAGCCCGTCAATGGTTTGTTTGCGATGGACACTGACCAGACCCTGTCCGGGCTCAACCCGCCACACAGGATCCGTACCGGTGATCGGGTAGACGCGCATCTCGCCGTCGCCACCCATGCGGAACCGGGCGTTAATGTTCGCCAACAAATCCTGCACGGCTTCGAGGCGTTCCCGGTCATAAACGAGCTTCCGCGACACCGACGCGTCCGTCACGCCGATGTCAACAACCATGGGGAAATGCCGCTGCACTAGGCGTGTGACTTCACCCAGCACGGTCGGACTCGTGCCCGCGGGCGACTGTGGTGCCAGGAACTTGTCCCGGTCAACATCCGCTGTTAGGTCCACCGCGTCAACATCAACGACAGCGCCAGTGAACGCGAACGTCCGCCGCTCATGCGGTGCCGCCGCCGAATCCGGTTCCAAATAGCCGTACTCCGGGAGCGTGTAGCCGTTCACCGAACCATCCGGCGAGTTACCCTCAACCCGGAACCAACCAACATTCACCGCACCAGCACCGCCAACACGGTACACAACCTGCAACACCACGCCGCCGACCCCGAGCGGGTCATCAAACAGCCACGGCGACAACGAACCATCCGCGTCCGCGACCTTCAGACTGAGCTGCCGCTGAACCTTCGTAGACGCATCAGACGAACCGCTCAACGACCACGACACAACCCCCAAAGGATCAGGCCACGCCAAATCCCCGTCATACCAAGCCCACACAACCAACTCATCAGCAGGCCTCGAACCATCCAACGCCGCACGCGACACATCATCAATCGGCAACAAGGGAGGCTCCTAACCGAGCGGGTGTTTCAAATCATCCAAATAGGTGCCCGTAGCCGCGTCCTGCTTCTGCTGATACGTTGCGAACAGTAGGGCCACGTCGCCGTAAGTGAACGTCGCCGTGAGGACCTTGAGCGTTGGGGCCGCGACCGTGTCAGCCTTCAAATCCCACCACGTCAGGTTCCCGCCCCACGCCACATCAACCGGGGCCTCAACAGCCGACGGGACCGTGACAAACATCGAACCCGGCAAATCAATACCGAAGCCAGGAATCGGACGGAACAGCACCAGCGCCGAAGACATGAGCAGATCCCTCAGCCTCGCGTTCTGCTCAGCCGACCGCGTACCCATCGACAAAGGAACACCCCGGGCAGCCATCCGCTGACCAAACAACGCCATCGGCTTATCCGAACCCATCACGCTAATGAGGGACACATCAGCCGCGTACTCGAGCTGAGCCAGAGCCTCGCCGCGAAGGTAGGGCCCGTCGTCACCGTCGCCACCAACCACAGGGATAGCGGACTGCGGCACGAGCGGATCCATTAGCCATCCCGTGTCCGAGTTGACCGTCACCGAAGATGAGGTGACGCGGTCAGCGCCGGACGGACCGCTAATCACCTCAACCTCATACGTGATAGGCCTGCTAAGCGGGGCGTCGTAATCAATCAGGTACGTCGAATCAACGAGCGACACCCGCCGGGCGCCGCGGACAGGCTCCCTGAGCCCATCCGCGGAACGCCAAACCGAAACCACCGAATCACCAACACCGAGGCCCGTGATCGTCACGCCAACCCGCGGGCACGGCGCATCAACCAAAGCCTCAACCGTTACAGCAACCATCAGCGCCTCCCAGGACGTGCATAAGTGGACTGACGATCAGCCGCTGAAACAACAGAAGAAGCAACCCGATAAGTGCGGGCGTCCAACTGCTCGTTACCGATGTACACCGCCACCGCTGGGGCGGCTACGTTGACATTCGAGGAAGACGCGGACGGCATCTGCCTGGCGGGGGCACTAGCCGGCGCGTACTGCCTGCCAGCCTTTATCGGCTGCGTATCGCCGCCATTCCACGCGTCCAACGTCGCGTAGCCGATCTTCTTAGCTGCCGCCGCCGTCAGCACGTACTCATCCTTGGACAGCCGCGCATCTATAGAGTCAGACGTAGTCGTACCCGGACCGTAGACGCGACCACCCGTGGCGTATGCGGCTTTCCGCTTGTCGGCGGTGCCGCGAGTGGGCGCGACCGAGTCTGACCGGACCGTGTTGAGAAAAGTCGTCTCGTGGATATTCGTGAAAAGGTTGATCGTCTTGCCGTCGAGCCCGTCAGCCTTGCCCCTGATCGCGTCAAGAGTGCCGGTCGCGTGGTCGGCGATCCATGCGTCAATGTTGACGTTCTTAGGGATGCCGAGAGCCTTACGGGCCATCGTGTCCGCTTCGTCGCCAGTCTTGCCGAGCTGACCAGCAGCCCGGACGAGGTCGTTGTAGCTGGTTCGCAATGCGCCCTGAAGCCCAGCCTGTGCCGCCGACGAACCCTGCGTTGCAAGAGTCTCAGCAGCGGAGGCCTGAGCCGATGTCATTGCGGCCTGCGCCAGTCCGTTGAAAGCTGACTGGTTGGCGCGGCCCTTCTCCGTGTTCAGGTCAAGGGTCGTGCCGTTCTTAGTGACGGATTCAGTCATCTTGTCGATAGCATCCTGGTAGCCGATAGCCGCGTCTGATGAGGACAGCGACAGGAGGCCGGCGGCGAACAGCGACTTAGCGAAAGCGTCAATGTCCGTGACCGCGCCCTCGGCGCTAAGGCCTACTTCTTCAAGCGCCTTAGCCATATCCTCAGTAACGGGAGCTGACGTGCCAGCGGCAGTAGTGTAGGTCTCAACCGCGCCAGCAGCGCCAGCCATCGACGCAGGGATCTTACCCATAGCGAAGTCAAGAAGATCCTGACCCTCAAGAACCACGCCGGCAGCCGACGCCTGAGCGAGCAGCGCATCTTTGTAGCCGGGCAGGGCTTCGAGTGCTTCCTTCGCGCCCTTGCCGTTCTTCTCAAACTCTTTTGTGAGAGCCTGGAAAGACTTGGCCGCAGTCTCGCTAGCACCGTTCTTGACCAGGTTCCCCATCGCATCGCCAAGGCCATTGAGACGATCCTCAAGCTGACCAATCTCACCCTTGGGCAGGCCAATAAAGTTGGTGAACCCCTCGAAAAACTTGTTGCCGGCATCATCGAAATTCTGATGAGTCAGGCGGGCCACAGCATCGGCCATATTGTCGATGTTGCTTACCGGAGTCCCGGCGAACGAATCGAATTTACCCATGATGGAATCGAGCCCGGATGTGTCAATCGTCCCCGCGGCCTTGCCGACCTTCAGCAGAGCCTGCCCGTAATCCTCGGCGGACTTCGTGTGCTTCTCGGTGAAGATGGCGGCAGCGATCTGCAACGCCACAACAGCGGCGAGAGCAACGCCAGCAGCCTTGCCAACCTTTCGGATACCATCCCCAGCCTTGGACCCGGCGGGGGCAATCTTCTCCATCGAATCCTTGAACTCAAGGAACTTCGGAACCGTAGTAATGACTGCGCCACCCACAAGCAGTGCCGCGCCAGCCATACCAGCCATACCAAGCCCAGCGCTCAGGATGGGCGCGGGGATCTTACCGAACGCATCAACCATGTCCTCGGCGCCCTGCACAAGGCCGCGCATAGACTCCGCAACACCAGACCCGCCCTTGATGAGGACCGAATCGAACGAGCCGCCAAGCTTCTCAATATCGCCCGCCAGGTTGTCCTGCTTGATCGAAGCAGTAACCGCCGCATAGCCCGCATCGTTGACCTTGTCAGTCCAGTCCGAGATGCCCTGAGCGCCCTGCTCGTAAAGGACGTTCGCGGCACGGACCGCGTCAGAACCGAACATGACACCCATAGCCGCATTGCGGGCCTCCGGGGTTAGGTTCTGCATGGAGGTCTTCAGGTTCTCGGAGAACTTAGACAGGCCGATAAACTTGCCCTGCGCGTCATATGCAGAGATGCCAAGCTCAGTCATCTTGTTCTTAGCCTCAAGAGACTGCGGAGTTAGGCGTTGCAACATCGACTTGAACGACGTTCCCGCGTCAGAACCGATCAGGCCCGCGGACGCAAAGGCGGCGAGCCCACCCGTGGTTTCCTCGATGGTTAGGCCGGTAGAGGCTGCAACAAGGCCAGCCTGCTTCAAAGCCATGCCCATATCCTGGACAGAGCCCTGAGCCTTGCCAGCACCAGCAGCCAGCAGGTCCGCGAGGTGCGGGATCTTATCGCCCGAGAGCTTGAACTGCGTCATCGCCGTTGCCGCGATCTCAGCAGCATCGCCAACGCCAAGTGAGCCAGCAGCGGCCAGCGACAGTGCGCCGGTCAGCCCGCCGCCCAGAATGTCCTTAGTTGACACGCCAGCCTTAGCTAGCTCGTCAATGCCCTTAGCGGCTTCCTTAGCGGAGAACGCAGTGTCAGCGCCAGCGTTGACCGCGGCATCCCGCAGGAGGTCCATGTTCGCCGAAGTCTCATGGGTAGACGCCTGAACCTCAGACATCGCCGAATCAAACTCCATGAAAGAGTTCACCGCGATGCCAATGCCAGCCAGAATCGCGCCACCGAACACCATTGACGCCTTGCCGACGCGGTCGAAATGCTGCTCATTCTCACGAGCAAACGAAGCCGTGCGGTTCGCAAAGTCGTTGGTCGCCTGTTGCGCCGTACGCATCCCCGAGACAAAGCCTTGGACTTTGGCCTCAAGGGAAATAGATATGCTGCGATCAGCCACGGGGCCTCCTGTGTTAATTTCCTGGACAACCCGCTAGAATCGCGGCATGACAAACGAGACAGCACCACATAAGGCGCCAAAGAAGGGCTACGTAGCTAAGCAGCTAGGCGGGCTGGCAATGATCGTCGGCGTACTGTTCGCCGTATTCTCGGGATCATTCACCGCGCCAGCCGCCCTACTGTTCTTCGGCGGGCTGGTTGCACTAATTGTTGGAATAGCCCAGCGCGACACTGACCGGACCTAGTCAGCCAGTACGGGAGCGATCATTAGCGCCGAATTGTTGGGCTGGTCCTTGTAGGGCTCCATCGCGATAGCCCGCGCCGTCGTGGCATGGCAGCGGATCGGCAGGCCACCCTTGAACTTCAACTCATTCTCAGGGTTCGTGCACACCGACAACGGGCCACCACACAGCGGGCACAACGAGCCGCGGTACGCCTGCAACGCAAGCATTACCGTTTGCTCAGCCTCATCCCACTCAGGCTCAGGCCGGGACGACACAAGCCGCCCAGCCTCATACTCATACGATGTAGCAGGCTCCCACCCATGGAACCGCTTCAACGAAATGCCGAGAGCGTGCGCCGTCTCTACGTCTGATCTGAGTCCTGGATCATCCTGAAGGCGCTGAGCGAAAAAGGGACCTCGTTCCGCCCCTTATTCACGCGGAGAGTCGCCAGCACAAAATCCTCATACTGCGAATCGGTCATGTCATCCGCGAGGGCATCCCACTCGTCCTTGACGCTGAAGTCCAGCGCCTCGCCGGCGTGATTCTCAACCCCGGCAATGGACTTCGGCACAGCAACCTTCATCAGGGCCTCAACGTTGAAGCCGTACGACTTATCCAGCGCGTTACCCTCACGCGGGGCATGGGCAGCGACAAGGTCGTTCCAGTCGCCGCGCCGCATCCCGCGGACCAGGAACGAAACAGTTGCCGCCTTCATCTCTTCCTCAAGGTCGTTGACCTTCTTAGCCAGATCCTTAGCCGGGTCGTTCAGCCGGGCATCAGCGAGGGACTTCGAACGGGCCGCGTTGAACTCAGCCTCGGCAGCCTCATGGGCTGCTTTCAGATCGCCATCGAGGCAAAACAGGACGCGCGTCTCAGGACGCTTCACAACAAGAGCCATCAGGTACTCCTAAAGTCTTTTAGCGGGACAAGTGGGACTTGACCTGTTCGCCCGCGGTCCCACAACACACGGGCGAACAGGGGTATCAAGCAGGCAGAACTAAGCGACCGTAGCCACTGCGATCTGCACCTTGCCGGTCACGAACAGCTTCTGCCCGGTCTTCAGGACCGAGTTAGCTTCCGGCGGCATGTCGTTGTACTCGCCAGCAGTCACCGGGTAAATGGTGACCTTCTGGCCCACGGCGAGTGCGGTGGTGTAGGGAAGGCCAGTGCGAACGACCACGTACTGAGCGGAGCCCGGAACCAGCGTGTCCTTCGCCTTGTTGAACGTCGAAGCGCTCGGCGAGTTCGTGTTGTCGATGTACTCGACCTCGAGGCCACGCTGAGAGCGGCCCTTCTGCTCGTACGTCTGAGTCGTGCAAAGACGCTCATCGGTGATGACCTGCTCGGACAGGGAAGGCTTGTAGCCGCCGCCGGTCAGGTAGCAGGAGATGTCCACGGCGGGGGCGCCGTTCAGCTCAGTGAGCTTCGGGGCGGACGTGTCCGCAATAGCAGTAACGAGCTTGACGAGAACGTTGCCGTCAGCCGGTGTGCTGGGAATGTCAACAGCCATTTAGCTTTCCTCTTTCTTGGATGCCCGAATGGGCTGTATGTTGTGCTTCGGGGGGCGAGGCCGGTCTACTTCGGGGTAGCGGTCACTCTTGACGGGCGTGAGGATTCCCTCAGCAACCCGCCAATCTTCTGCCGGCACGTCGAACTCGTGACCGGACTCTTTGTCTTTCACCCTGATAAACAAGGGGCCTCCTAGGGCGTGGGGGATCCGGTAAGGACCCAATCGAAGGGCTGGTAGAGGGGATGCTGACCGTTGATAGTCACGTCCTCATCCGGCAGGAGCGGCTGCTCGTTAGTGACCGACTCGATAGCGCCGAGAACCCAGCCAGGAACCTCTGGACGTTCACCCTCGAGCGCGTCCGCGAGCTTCTGCGCCACGATCCGCACCGACGAAGCCGTGAGTCCGACAATCTGTGTGCGTGACCGAAGAACCCTCGCCTGAACAGACCGGGTTACGGCGCGCTCAGAAACGGTCGGGAAGTTCGTCACCACGAACACGTAAGGGAACGAGGGTGTCGCTGGCACTCGGTCCTTGTAGACCGTCACACCAGTAATCAGCGCCTCGAACCCGGCAGCAAGCGCATCACCCGTCATAGCTGACCAGCCCACTTCTCGGCAAGTGCCGCTAGAGCAGACATCATCCGCGGCTCCTCGGCTGTCAGCGGCTGTTCAATGTCCAGCGTTCCGCCGCCCTTACTCGTGCCGAAGTAGGCGATGTTACCTAGGGCGCCGCCACGCTTGCCCTTGTCGGGCCCGACCACATAGCGGACCTTCCCGGGGAGGTAGTAGGAGTCGTAAGTAATCGATCCGGCCATAGCCTTGAAGTGCTTAGACCACACCGCGGAATAGTTCATCTCCGTCTTGACGTTTTGCGCGCCCTTTTTTATGACAGCGTCAACATCCTTCACGGCAGATCCGGAGACGCGGCCCAGGTTGGTAGATAGTTGCCTGAGTTCGGCTATGCCATCACTCACATGGTCTCCGTATCGATAGAAATAGTCGTTGCGGCCAACTGTGGATCACTGCTATTTGACAGTGATTCAAGGCGGGTGTAGCATTGATCTATCCGCTGCAATGGATGAAGCACTCAGTCGAGTCGAGAAGAGCCCCACGGGAAACCATGGGGCTCTTCTGTGTCCAGATTATCACTGCGAATCACTGCCAAAATGCAGTGGAATGCGGTAGAGTTGGTGCATGAGCGAATCAAAAGAAGTGATCCCGGATGAGGCGGTGGAAGCGGCGTATGGCGTGCTGCCGCACGGGGCTGGAGTGTACGTGACCCGGGATGACCTCAGGGTTATCCTCGAAGCCGCTGCCCCGCATCTGGCTTCGGTAGGCGATGAAGCGTTCGGCTATGCGGTCAGCGCCCTCCGCGGTCACGCTGAAATGACAACGGCTGAAGCAGAGGCCGCGGTCGGCGACATTCTTGATGCACTCGGGCTCGCAAAGTGATCCACATTCTGCCGTGGTTCCTGATAGTTGCCGCGATCATTTTGTACATCGCGTGGGCGTTCGACCTATAGCCCACAAAAAAGCGCCTCCACTCTTCCAGCGAGTGGGGGCGCTTCTGCGTGCGTACCTGGATGCGTCCGCGACTCACGCGACCACCTCAGAAACCCGCGTCCGCTGCGCAGTCGCAAACGACTTGTGGAACAGTTCAACGACGCGCATCTCACGCCCCACCATCTGCGGATCCAGCACCGAAGCCGTGATCGTCACAACGTCATCCACCAGCAACGGGCCAGCCGCCACCGGGAAATCAACCCGCGAATCCTGCACCGTAAACGAATGCCCACCAGCGTTCGGGTTCGACGCCTGGGAAATGGTTTGCTGCACCTTGCACGGGCCGCTATAGACCAGCGTCGAACCGGGGGTCACGTTGCCCGTCTCAGGATCCGTCACCGGATCACCCGGACGAGTCACCGTGCACGCGTCCACCATCAACGCCTCAGCAGCTTCCCGACCTCGCAAGGTCGCGGCAACCGCACTCACGAGCGGGGCCGAATCTCAAAGGCGCGCGGACCAGCAGCCCGCACACCCAGCCAGCCCAACTCATCCGTGGACGCATACAACTCGCCAGTGGACAGCGCCGAATCGACGGTGCCGCCCTCCGTGTAGTCATCAATCGACTCGTTGCGGATCCGGTAGCCGTCCGGGTTTTTCATCACCCGGCGAACCATCCGCGACACAACCAGCCGGGCCACGCCCACGTCCTTGGAATCGAAGCCAGGAACCGTAACCGTCAGCAAGGTAACCGCCTCAGCGATCAACCCCGCCGCAGCCAGTGCCTCAGCATCAGAAAGGGGACGCCACCCCGCAGCAACATCATTAGGAGTCACAACAACCATGACGCCCCCTCCCTAACTACTTAGACGAACGTGCGACAGCAGGCTTAGCCTCGGGCTCAGCCTTTTCGAGCATGCCGGCTTCAACCAGGCGATCAACGTCGCCCTTGTCGAAACCATCGGGCACAGTAGCGCCCTCATAGAAATACGTGTTCTTGCCTGCGGGGTCCTTGATGGACACCAGCGGCGAGATGACCTTGTGGGTCATTTGGGCCTCCTACTAAACGCCGGTGATCTTGATGGCAGCGCCGGGCTCGGTCACGTACGGGACGCAGACGCGACGGGCGCGCAGGCGCCACTTGTCGTTCAGGTCCTCGCGGATAACCTTCGTCTCAACAGCGCCAGCCTGGGTGTAGCCGCCACCAAGGGCCTCGTCAGCGATGCCACCAAGGGCGGTCGTGTCGATCAGCCATGCGCCAGAGCCGCCCGGGATGTTCGGGGTAGGCAGAACGGTCAGGCCCGCAATCGTCGGGAAGTTGCCCGAGTAGATCGCGTTCGCGGAATCTTCGCGGCCGCGAGCGTTCATGACAGCAGCATCAGAGGCAAGGTAAGCCCAAGTGATGTCATCGACAACCAGGACGTTCGGGTCGTAACCCTTATTCAGGGCGGTGACCTTGGCCTTGGCGAGCATGATGTCGCGCAGGATCGCGGCAGTGCCGGAGACCGACCATGCGCCCGAGGTGACAGCCTGAGTCTGGGTGACCGTCGCGGCGATCAGGGAAAGGCTGATCGAGTCAACCTTCTTGATGATCGAGTTGGACAGCTTGCCCAAGCCCTTCTCAACGGCGCCAAAGTTCTGACGCTTGATAGCCTCGTCAGTAACCTCGGTGTCCTGGCCCCACTTGGTGACCTTGGCGACCTGCGGGGTGCCATTGGCAATCGTGGTCAGGTCGTACTCGCCGCCGGGGGACACTGCGCCGACCGGACGAACCGTGTACAGGTCCTCGTCAACGTCGTACGTGATAGCGCCGCCGGAAACGTCCGTGCGGCCACTCAGCAGCACGTCCGCAATGAAGCGGTTAGCGGTGATGTCCTGCACGCGCCGCGCCACAACGGACGGGGAGTTCAGGAAGCGGGAAATGGTTTCGTTGTCGCCCGAAAAAGTAGGGGCAACCGGGGGGTATGAATAAGCCAAAGTAGTTGTCTCCTAGTTATCGTGCGAGCTTGACGCGGACTTTTGCGCCATCAGCAGCCGTGGTCAGAGCCACGCCAACCTGAGTTGCAGCAGCCGGGGTGGCGGACGATGCGACGGTGCCGGCAGCGCCGGACACAACAGCCGCACCAGCGGTGATAGCGCCAGAAGCGACAAACTCCTGCACGCCGCCCGCGTAAACGGTCACGAGGTCGCCGGAAGCAACGTCAAACGCCGCCACACCAACCCAAGCCTGAGTAGCAGCGCCAGCGGGGGCGACAGTGCCGGAACCGGAAACAGCTAGGAGCTGCCCGCCGGAGATAGAAGCGGACGCGGTCGAAACCAGCGCCTGACCCGGAGTGTTTACCGGAAGATATTCAGCCATTGTTTAGGCCTTCCTTGATCCATAGATGGATTCGTAGAGTTTTTCGTCATCCGAAAGCGCGTTAACCCTCGGGCCCTGTGAGGCGTCGGGGGCCGGCGTCCGTGTCTTGTTCAGATCAGCGAGGATTTCCAAGGCATCCGCCCGGAGTGATTCCTCATCATCGCCGTGAAGGCGAGCCACCCACTTGGCCGGCAACCCAGCATCAAGCGCGACTTTCTGACGGAGGCTGTCGCGGCGAAGGTTGGCCAGTTCCTGAGCGGCTTCGGCAGCATCACGCTGCGCCTTCTCAATCTCCGACAGTTTCGCGTCGTCAACTTCCTTCAAACGAAGCCGGTTCTTCTCGGCTTCCTTGTTGGCTTTCGCCAGCGCGGCCCGCAGGCGGTCGAGCTCGCCCGCGTCGGGCTGCACTTCCGCCTCAGTTGCCGCGGTTTCGTCAGCCACTACATCGGCAGCCGCGGGGGCTTCCTCAGCAATAGCCTCGGTGGTTAGTTCGTCAGCCATCACGGCCTCCTGATCTGATCGTTGTTACTTCCTCATCCATCCCGGAATAGGAAACTTGCGCCGCTGCGGAATGATCACGCAGGGAAAAGTGGCAGTGATGAGGGATGCCAGCCCGCGGCCTAATAGCCGAGTATGTGCTTGCGGTATTCGCGTTCAACACGCGCCGCAACTTCCGGAGTGACCTTCGCGTTCTTCGCGTTCGTGAACGGGTTACGCCCAGATCTGACGGCATCCCAGTTAGCTTGAGCGTCGAACACGCGACGTTCAGCCGCCGTCATTGTCACCCGCGCGTTCGGGTCGCGCACGCCGGTCTCACGCGCCCTCAGGACAGCCTCACGGGCGCCAACACGAGTGCCGCCGCGCCCCAACTGCCCGAAGCCCTCAGCCTGCCCACGAAGGACCCCCGAGGGATTCTGACCGCCCGGCAAGATGTAGCCGAAACGCTCAAGTTCAGCGAGAGTGGCCTCGCGGCTAAGCCCCTTGCCATATATGGCCTCAGGGGTGAGTCGCGGGCCGTTCCGCCCGAAGTTGCCGCGCTTAGACGTACCCTCGGAAGTGGTCAGGCCGCCCGGCTTCAAGCCGCGCCTACTGTTGACCACCTGGAAGATGTCGCCGCCATCGCGGATCGCCTGAGCGCCCGCCTTCGTGTAGTTCCGGTCCTGATCCTCGGGGGACAGCGACTTGAAATACTCGTAAGGATCGTGGACTAGGCCCTCAGTCTCAGCAGCTTTCGTCTGCGTCGTCTGAACATGCACGCAATCGCACTTCGGGTGCCGCTGAAAACCAGCGTTCCAGCGATAAACACGCCCCGCCAAGATCGAACAGCGCGAGCATGACGGCGGATTGAGCATGCGAACATAGGAAACCCGGTTGCGCGTCGCCGTATCAACACCAGCAGCGCCGCGCCCAGCATCCGCAACCTGAGTCCGGGTAAGCGTAGTCAGGAACTTGCCGCCCTGCCCCAACGCCTGCCTAGGATCCATGCCGCCAGCAATCAGCGTCTTTACGTGCGGAACAGCGCCGTAGAGCAAGCCCTCGAGGGTCCGCCCATCAGACGCGAGCCCACCAAACGCGGACGGATTCACAAAGTGCTGCGGGGGCTCATACAAGCCCTGATCAGCGAGGGTCTGCGCGCCATACGACGCGCCGGCAGCCGCAGCCTTCACCTGAACCCCAGACAACACAGGAACCAGCAAAGGAACCTGCGTCGCCCACGAACCACTAAGGTCCGACAGGCTAACCTCGGACCACAACTGCGAACCAGCTAGGACGACAAGTGCCTGTAGGCGCTGCATCTGCTTATAGTGGGCAACCGCCGCGTCCGGGATCATCGCTAACCCCCGTTAATAGACCTAGCCAAATTCGCAATATCAGGGTTGGACTTCGCGCGTGCATCCATCTCAACCATGTTGTCCCGCTCCTGCTGCGTGTAACCCAGGTCAATCCGGGCCTGCTCAACAGGAATGATGTTCGTCTGGACCTTTTTCACGGTCGCATCAGCCTTCTGCGCTTCGGTCGGCGTGGAAGGATCGCGCCAGACCGTTTCGAGCGTCTTAGCGTCCTCGTCCCACTTGCCGTTTTTAATCCGCAGCACAAGGCGTTGCACATCCTCCCAAGACCCGCCAAAGTACGTGTGCTTACGCTCCACACGCTTCACGAGCTGAGTCTCAGAAGACCGGATAGCATCAGCCGACGCCGGGTTGTCTCCAACAAAGCTGAGGTAGTGAGGGGGCAAGGCCAGCATCTGAGACGCCAACTGCGCCAGCAACTTGATCGAGTTATGGAAGACGCTCAAGTCAGCCTCGTTGAATTGACCGAACTTCGCCTGATCATTCTCAGAGCCCCACAAAGTGCCAGTATCACGCGACCAAACACTGATCGGGTTATTGTCCTTGTCCACAAAATCGTCAGCCTTCAAGCCGACAGCCCAGCGCCGCGGCATCGCATGAAACTCGCCGCTGACCATCATGTCCGTAGCCATCTTGTTAGCCGCATCAGCCACCGGAATGACATCCTGGAACTCAGACAAGCCATCAGGCTTCAAAATGCGCGGACGGTTCACCAGCGGCACAACAGGAACGCGGCCTAGGCCATGCTCATCCGCCGGCCCCGTAGACAGCCACTCCTTACCGAACGCGAAAGACTCCGTCGAATCAGGCAGATACAACGTCGCCCGCTGGACAATATCCTTGCCCTCGCCCTCCTGCCACCGCTTAATCGCGGCAGAAACACGGCGCGTCCGAGGATCCCGCTCAGCAAACACCTGAAACGGGCTCTCGACAGTCACAATCGGGTCGGAACTGTCCTCATCGCCGCTACCAACAATCACATACGAGCGACCAAGGACAAGTGCATCCAAATGCGCCTGCTGCGACTGCTCATCAAGCCCATTAGCCTGCCAAATGCGCCACAACTCATCATCAGACGACGAAGAACCCCGATACCGGAACCCCTCAATGTCAAGCCGATTCTCATACGCCTCAGCACCAAACCGCAACCAATTCAGAACCAACTGGCTAACCCGGTCGCCAATCTCCGACTGCATCGCCTGCGCCATGTACTTCAACGGCTGCTCGCCCTCAAAATACTTATCAACACGGTCCAAGCCAGGGATTAGCCCGGCGAGCTTCGTATCCAACCGTGCAAGGGCATCAGAAACAGCCATCAGGCCCTCCATCGTCTAAGAAACAACAACCCGGCGCCGCTTCGGCGTGGGATCCCAGCCGCTTTCCCTAGCGTCGCTGGCAGCCGTGTGTGCGAGGATCCGCGCCATCACGGCATCAATCTTTTGGTGGTCGGCAGGCTTGATGAGCACGTACTGTTGAGCCGCCTTAGCGGCCTTACGTGCGTTCGCCATATGAATGGCAGTGATCGGGCAACCGTCATGCGTGATTCGCCGCGTGGACAGGTCAATCTCGAACCGCTTTATCTCGGCGTACATCGCCTTGATGCGGTTCGTCGGCCACTCGAAAACGTGGTTATCGCCGTATAGCAATGACCAGTCGCCAATCTCGGAGAACCAGTCATTTGGGTCCGCGTAGAACCGCTCAACGCGATAGCGCGTGAACAGCTCGTCAACCGCGGCGTGAACCTCCGAGCGCGGGATCTGACCATTCCACTCGGCAGGATTCCAAATCGTCGGACGATCATCCGGGCCGTAGCGCGGCGTAAACGTGAACCCGTCGTAAGTCTCAGCCTGAATCGCAGTCCAGTCATTGCTTTCGCTGCCGTCGAAGCCCAGCGAAATCGCGGTACCGTCAGGCGGGTTCGGCATCCACTTCTGAACCCGCATACGCCGCCTCCCACATGCCATCACGCAACCAAGCGCCCGAACCAGACACCAGCCGATTACCAAAGAACCGCTCAGCCTGCGCGCGGTCAGTCTCCATAAGCTCCGAAGCCTCAGCCTCAATCGACGCAAGATCAACCCAAGGCGAGCCCTCATAAACGAACTTGTGAATCTGCGCCCGGTCACGCTTATTGCCATACGACAAATGCGCCGGCGGCTGACGGAAGAACTTGAAAATATCCTGCGACTGAGACTCAAACGTCCGCTGCGCCGTACTATTCTCCGAAGGGTCCCAAGCATTAGACGTCTCAATGGTCCGGCCGCCCATACCAGCAGCACCGCGGCGCTGCGTCTCGGCAACCTTCACCATCTTGTTCGTCTTCGTATACAGGCCAGACTCATCCTGGAACGCAAACGAAATCGGGTTACCAAGCTTCGACTGAGCATTGGAAGTCACAGCATCAATGCGGTCCATGTCCTCATTGCCAGCCTCGCCAACAATGCGGATAAAGTCCTCGCGGATCAGCAGCAAGTCAGCCAGCGGACCCAGGCGAATCATCGCCTTCAGCGGGCGCAGGATGTTATCAACCTGATCCTCAGACGTAGCCGTCAACTGAATCAGCGGCGACGGGTGACGAATGCCCTTAGCCTCGCCCGGCAGGTAGTCATACGACCAACCGCAGCCGCAGCCATTAGCCGAGCACTCATAAACGTCCCCATCAACAGCCCAGCCATTGAAGATCGTCGGCCCAACAGCCTCGCCAGTAGACACGGCAGCCGCCCAAGGGCCCTTGCCAGTCTTCTGAGGCGCCACAACCTGCGAACGCCGGTAAACGAACGCCTGGTTTAGAAGCGGCTTCTCAGCGTTCCATACAGCATCAGGACGGATGCGGTAATGGTTCGCCGTGCACCAAAACTGCCAATCAGACTGACGAAACGCCGCTCCACGAGTAAACCCGTCCGGAACCCGGCAATGCTGCTCATACCAGGCATCCAGCAAGTCGCCAAGCGTCGGAAAATCAACAAGAAACCCGTTAGCTTCCACCAGGAACGGCCCTCAGACGGCGCTTAGGCACATCCTGAGACGTAGCGGCAGGCTTGTCATCCCTCTTAGCCTGAACCTCATCAGCAGCAAGCGCCCATCCATTCTCTTTCATCCCGGCAGGAGTCAACCCGATCTGATCAGCAAGGCGGATCACCTGGCCCATGACAGTAGCCGGGCACTCGGGATCCTCCGTGCGAACAGACCAGCGAACATACTGCGCAACCGCGCGCCACCGCCACGGCTCAGCAAACCAAGCCGCAGCCTGCGGAGTGCGCCACAGCGAATCCCAAACCTCAGCCTCACGCTCAGCCAAAGCCGGCAATGGGAAGTCCGGCACGTCGCCATCGAACCCCTCGCGGGGGAGGGCCTGAAAACTTAGGCCCCGAGAATCAGAACGCGCAGACCTCGGATCAACCGAAGGCCCAGACCTATTACGAGCGCCACCACGAGCCATTCTGACCTCCTAAGCCGCTATCCGATTACCCTTCGACACATTGCACGTCAAATGGGCAAGTTGAACATTTTCATACGTATGCGTACCGCCCCTAGAGAGCGGCAAAATGTGATCCAAGCTAGGGCTCATAGGATCAGGCCATGCCGAAGTCGGATCAACCGGAGTCACGCACAAGCCACAGATCCAAATATCGCGCTCGTAAATATCAACCGGGCGCAGATCCTCAACCTGAGTGCCACGCTTCTGCGCGCGACGCTTATGGTAATGCGCCCGCCGGTTGTCATCCCATGCAGGATTAGCCTCACGACCAGTCGCCCTTGCCCAGCGGCGCCAGCAGACGATACACATCCCTCGAGCCTCCGCTGTCCGGTGGCAGGACTCTCCCGAGCATGTCCCATCATGATTGCCGCGGCGGAACTTCGTGGCGCAGCGGCTGGAACAAAACATGGTGGTCGACTTACGAGCCTCAGTGGAATCTCCGCAATGCTTGCAAGTAATTACAGGCTTAGGTCTAGCCGCGGTCTCAGCGCGTCGGCGGTTCCCAATCTCATCCCTGCGCCGAAAATATGACGCTTTGGATGAGCAGTTGCCCGAGCAATACCTTGGGTGCGGGCCGCTATCACCCTTCCGTTCGGTTGGACCGCCGCAATGACCGCATACCGCATGCTCTATAGGGTCTGCGACGGAGCCAGTGCTGTACCACCGTTGGTAGTGCTTAATGCACCAGCCGCGGGCACTCTTTGGCCTATCGCATCCGTCGACAGAACATGAGACAATTGACATATCGAACCTCTAGCTAGGTTGATCGTGGCCCCGGCTGTTAGCGCAGCGCGGGGCTTTTGCTTGCCTGCCTATTGACAGGTCTTGCGAACTCTGAACCATGTGCGGACATCGAAGGGATCACCGGCGGTGGTCTGCATGGGCGCTTTTTGGGTCACCCCCCACCCCGTCAGGCCGTCGGCGGCACCCCTTTGAGGGTCGCTTCAGAGTCGCCTTAGGCGTTCCTGTGTGACCTCTTGCCGGCGTCGCTGAGGTTGCAGTATGGATGCTCTGGCCCTGTCCATGTGGCGCGGTCTGCGGTGTGACCTAGGTGCCACACGCTGCCTGCCTTGATGGGCTGGCTACACTTAGCGCAGAGCACGTCACCGGTCGCAACCATCGGCGCCCATCGCTTGCGCAACGCACGATGCTCGGGACCGTAGCCTCTTGACTCTCGGCTGCCACGTTCACGCTCAGCCTCGGCGGCATGAGCTGGGCAGCGTGTACCTGCTGTGACCTGAGGGCATCCAGGCTTCGCGCATATCTTCTTCGCGCGTGCCATGCCCGCCCCTTACGTGATGATGATGGTGCCGCAGTTAATGACCACAGCTTCTGGCGTGCTCGCTACCTTGGCCCATACGGCATGGAGCCCGGGCGTTAGCCCTTGCACCATGACGCCTGTCTTGCCTGCCACCGTGGTTGGTGCGATGTAGGTTACTGGCCTGTCACTGTGCGGTGTGATTGCGAACGTAACTCCGGTCGTAACCACGGCCCCATCCACTGTGACTGTGACGGGTTGGAACTCTATGGATTCGCGTTCGTATCTCATAGTGTCCCTGCCCATCTGCGCGGTTCTAGTGTGGCTGTCACGGTGATGTCGATGGCTGGTGCGACGTACATTGTGCCTGCCGCTGTCAGTGTTCCTGACCCTGCGAGCCCTGCGATTGCCGGTGTTTGCGGTACGACTTCTTGTACCCCGGATGCCATGTAACCTGCCGGGCTATAGGACGCTGCTAGGGTCTTGTGTGGCGCGGTGTCTACAATGTGGGCGAGTACGGGCTTGCCGTAGGACTTGACCGCAGCCCATGACGCCGCAGATGCTGCATAGTCTTCACCGAGCAGGTCCCAGCGTGACTGTGTGGCCGCGATGGTGGGTGTGTCTGCGTCGAAGTAGTAGCCCCACGTCTTGTACCCGCGGTTGCGGGCTTCAGCGTTGACGGTGATGTTGTTGGCTGGCTGCTTCGCCACGATCCTGGCTGGTCCGCCGTTAGCGTCGAGGAGGTTGAAGAACGCGGTGATGCCGCTTGATCCCTTGTTTTCCACGAACCATGCACGGTCTGGGAATGCGGGGAGCAGGTTGTCGAGGCGGGCGATGGGGTAGCCGCCGACTTTGGTGGTGAGTGTGGAGAGTGTCGCCCACGGTGTGACGTTGATGTCGTAGCTGGTGCCGTTGAAGATCCGGCCTGTGGTTTGGTCGTGGGAGGCGACGAACACGCCATCCGAGGACATCCACACGGAGCATTCGAGGGCGAGCGTTGCGGCGTTGGCCCATGCTGCTGCCTGCGTGTACGCATAGAGCGTTTCTTCGGGCCAGTCCGCTGACCCGCCACGGTGTGCGACGTAGAGTGTGGGCTGTTGGAGCCAGGTGTCGAGCGGCCCGGGCTTAAGTGCGGTGAGGGAACCTGAGCCGGTGAGTGTGGCAGTACCGTTTGCGCTGGGGGTTGCGCTGGTGGTGAGCGACCCGGATCCTGTCAGGTTTGCCGTGCTGTTGTAGGACAGGCCGGCGGTGACGCTGAGGGAGCCGGCGCCGGTGAGTGCTACGGACCCGGACGTGTTCGCCTTGCCCGTTACGGTCAGGGTGCCGGAGCCGGTGAAGTTGGCGACTGGTTGCGGGGCGAGGGTGAACATGACGCCCGCGCTGGTAGCCGCTGCCGGGTTGAAGGTGAATAGCCGTGTACCCGTGGCGCCTGCGGTGTTGAGTTGCTGGTAGGCAACATCAATGCCGGACGTGGAGCCGGTCGTGGGGGACGCGACCTGTTCGCCGTCCGTCATACCCGCACCTGGGGTCACAACCGATACGGTCGTGTTCGAGTTGTTCCAGTACGCCACACCAACGAGCAGTGCGTTAGCGGCGACGGCGGTAACGGACGGGATGGTGGTGTTCCCGACGCCCTGAACCGCCATCGTTCCCACGGCATCAACCGGGTTCGACTGGGACGCCCCGGTAACACGGAACACATCGAGCGCGATCCTGCCGGACCCTGAGAACGTCCACGAATAGTTCGTCGCAGCCTCGGCCGCAGCGGACGGGATGGCCTTGTAGTACACGCCGCCGGACTTGGCGGTGAACGTGGTCCCAGGGATCAGGGTCCAGCCAGCAGGGGCAGAGGTGACTGTCCCTGTGGCGAACTGTGAGAACGCAACCGCTACGAGCAGGTCACCGTCAGCAACGTTCGCGGGCTTCGCGACACTGAGGGTGGAAGCGGCGGCGGCGGATGCCGTAGTGGAGTTGCCCGGACCGAACAGTGCTGTAACGGCCACGGACTACCCCCTTATGACTGTGTGTATGTGAAGGTGATCGTGTACGTGCCCTGGGAGGCGAATGCCTGCGAGGTCACGGCCTGCCCGTCGATGTATGTTCCGGCGGTTGCTGCACTGTGAAGGCCTGCGCCTACGATGGTCACGCCTGCCGGCACGTCAAAGGTTGCGGTCGCTGTGATGGCGCCGTTGGAAGCAGCACCCCAGGTGACGGCTTTGCGGGCGTAGGCGGGCGTGCCGCCTGTCACCTCAGTGCCGGCGGTCGCGCCGGGTGCGGTCGTGTAGAGCGCGGCGTATGGGGCGTCGGTACCGTACTTCGTGGCGAGGCTGTTCCTCTCGCCCACTGTCTGAACAGCCATGCGTTCTCCTTAGTAAGTTAGGTGCCGGCGTCATCGCGACGAGCGGCGTGCGCTTGACCCTGCGCGGGAGATGACGCCTCCTACGAGTCGTTCCTATTCTTTGTTCCAACCATCCAGGCGGTAGCGGCGCCTATTCGGTCAGTCATTAGTGACTGATGTTGTTTAATCAGTCTTCTTCGGTTTCGTCTATGTAGACAATCTCGAAGTCGTTGGAGTCCTGAAGCGCGTCCTTATACCCTTCGGCGTATTTACCTAGGGCTACGGTGGCGGTGACTTCGCGGATATGTTCGGCGCGGGCCTCGATCATTTCAACGAGCGCGTTGTATAGGCGCATGCTCACTCCTTGAGGCAGCCTAGGCAAAACAGGATCCAACAGAGTAGAAGCAGGCATGTCATGCCGTGAGAATCGTGAGTGACGAAAGGTCGAACCCGTTGTCGGTAACGTCGAAGACCATGAGCCCAGGATCGGAGTCGCGGCCTTGTACTTGCCGGAACCAGTCGGAGCCGTTGTCGAGCGTGGGCGCGCCGAGGCAGTAGCGTTGACGCCCACTGACCGGGTTACGACCAGCAACCGAGGCGCTGAACGAGTGGTAGTGGCCGTGCACGAGGACATCAGCGGATGCGACAGCCTGAGCACCGAAGGCTTGCTTCTGCCACCAGGTAACGCCTTGTCCGGGCCCGAACTGGTTGCCGTGTACCATGCCGATCTTCGTGCCGCAGAAGTCCACGGACACGCTCTCGTCGTATTCGGCAGGCTTGACCCATGAGACGTTCATGCCGGCGGCGTCGGTGACCTTCTGGACCTGCTTGTGCATGAACAGTCCGAGGTCGTCGCTGGGGCGTCCGAGGTTCTGCTTGCCACACCGCCAGGCTGCGTGGTTGCTCGGAATCCCCGCAACGGTAACCGGCGCGTAAGCGTGCGCCAGGTTGATGTACTCGAACAACTCAGTGCCGTACGTGTCGAGCTGGCCCGAGAGGGAAAGATCGTTGGTAAACATGGGATTGCCGCCGGACTCAAACCCTTCGATGCCGTCACCAGCATCAGCGATGAGGATCTGCGAGGGGTTGCGTTCGCCGAGGAGCGCGGCCAGCTTCTTACGGATGACCGTTGAGCGTTCGATCAGTTCAGCAGTGCCGCCGCGTGAGCCGGTCTTGCCGATCTGCGGATCCGCCCACACGATGACCGTTGCGCGCTCCTGATAGGGCGGCGTTGGCGTCGGCGTGGCGTACTTAGCAGCGGCGTAGAGCGCCGGGAGGTCCACTTGTTCAGATTTGTCATCAGAACCAGCAATAGGCCGGACGTTATTTAGCTTATTCCAGAAGCCGCCGCCAGGGTTCGAGGTCCAGCCCCAAGTGAACGTGACCTTGTCCGGGTCCTGACCCTTCGACGCGATGAAGGCCCGGTAGTCGTCATGACCCCACGGCGTTTCGCTGAACCGTGAGTATGAGCTGGAACCGTCCGGGTTATGCGTCTCGGACTCGCCAGCAGGAATAGCCTTAGCTTTGTCGCAAACACATTTCCCGGCCCGGTGATCATTAATAACCGACTTTGAGATACCCGTGAACTTCGCGGCCTGCCTCGAGGTCATTGCCTCAGTGTTCGGCGTCCATGCGGATCCGTATTTGCACAGCATTGGGACTCCTTGCTCAGGGGATGAAGTGTTGCCGTCAGGTTTGTACTTCCTGCGTGACGGCTAGGCAGGTGGGGCAACCGGGCTTGCATGTTTGCGTGACATTTCCCGGAAGTGAATCCCCGACGACGCGGGCAGCTCGGAGGGATGAGCAGTCCCTGGCTTCAGTGCGCGGAATACCCTTACGGTCGCATCGCGTCTGACCTGTTGACCAGCGTCGTCGGGAAACTTAGATGGTTGCCTTGATGGTCCCGATGAGGATGGCCCGGGCGTGCATGGCACCTGATCGGCAGCCGGCGGTGGACATTTCGTCCAGCTTGTCGTCAATGGCGGCAACAAGGCCGCGCAAGGCGTTCGCGTCGTTCAGCTCAGCGACGGCGACAGGGTGACGGGGGCGTTGTGATGGGTTGTACATGCCGTCCCTCCGTTTCATTCGAAATGTCCGTCATCCTGGACGTGCTTGGTCAAGGTGTAGCGTTCGTCAATCACTTGCGCCACGAACAACTGTAGGGCTTGCTCATGCTTGCGGAAGCAGTGAGCGCAGAACAGCAGCTCCCCGCCATTCCGCAGTGTTGGGCTCCATTTGAGGATGACCGCAACATAGGCGCGGGAGGATGCGCACGCATCGCAACGGTGCCCGGCGTTCAAGATTGGGGCTTGGGCTTCTACTACCTGAACGCTCATGGTGACCCCTTGCTCGTGGGCAAAAGAAATGGCCCCCGTCTCCGGAAGCCATTTCTCTACTATCTTTAGAATACAGGACAAATCACTGCCACGCAACAGTGAAACGCAGTGAGTTGGCGGTTACGCGGAAAGGGTATCGCACCTTGCCAGCCATTCATCATGCGTCTCCAGGTATTCAAAGGTGACCGTCGGCTCCGGTTCGGGAACTTCGGTCCCATAGTCGGGGCCACCCCATTCAGTGCCCTCGTAAGCCTCTAGCGCCGCGAGCCCTGCCTTGGCGGCTCGGTAGCGCTCCCACGCTTCTGAAGTCGGCGGCGCCTCGGTGCGGATGGCCTTGCGGGCATACCTCCCATCAGTCCATGCCTTCTCCGTGTAGATCATTTCGCTAGAAAAGACCATCGTTGCGTAGACCTTTTTCATGCCGCTCCATTGATTGGGAATTGTTTGTACCTGTTGATCCTGAGCCCGAGCACGTCCCCGAGCCTGTATGCGGGCGGGATGGGTTTGCCGTTCTCGTCTGTGTCAGGGTTGGCGCGGTCTAGTTTGCCCCGTGTCGCCCATTTGCGTATCTGGTCGGCGGTGATCGTGTACCCGTACTGGGGTGCAGACAGTTTGCGTGAGAGGTCGGCGGCGGTCCCGATGTAGTAGTCTTTGGCGGTTTGCGCGTACGCCGTCCACCTGGCCACCTCGTAACTGAGCCCGCACGTCTTGCACCGGGCCGAATCGGAACCCTTCACCGCGTACAAGTCCGTTTCGCATTCCCCGCATGTCCCGGCGAACACTTTTTGCTCGTGCACGCGGGTGACGTCCTCACACTCCCGCAGCAGCTTGCCCAGCTCGCCCTCAACATCGCCGGCCCAATCCTGCGTGCGCAACTTCCCCATGTGGGTCAGCAGGTAGGACGCGAGCCCTGACGAGTCGCGCCGGGTCGTGTGAATACCTGTGAATCTTGTGAGTCTTGTGCATATCTCCCGCAGGTACTTGTCCAACGCCATGTGCGCATCCAACGCGGTGTCGTTGATCGGCAACGGCGCGTGCAAGGATCCGCTCGAGCTGACACGCTCACCGTACGAGGCTGTCAGGCTGGCCCGCGGAATCGCCGACACCAGATCCTGCACGACGCTGTCCAGCTCGCACAACAGTTGCTCCAGGCGGGCACAGCACGCGTGGCAGAGGTAGATGCCATCGGACGTCTCGGCGCCGCACTTGCACGATGGGCCTGTCGCTTCCGGGATCACTGGCCGTCCTTCCGGCCCGCGTCTGACCATCGCATAACTGCCAGCACCAGCAGGCAGGCAATCAGCACCGTCATGGCCCAAGCCCATAGCGCCTCCGCTAGCGCGTGATCTATAACTTCGCTCATTCCTGACTCCTACAGGGGTTGGTGTTACCGTACACAGCCTTTACCGCTTCGTCTGAAATCATAGCGATTCTCCGTTTCTTGCGATGGCTGTCATAAGTGGGAAGCCTGAACTTGCGCCCTTGAATACGATCACGGCGGATGGGAAAGGGGCATTGTGTGCGGTCGCGGCACCGCTGGCCTTACGCTCCTGGTGGGAAGGGTTGTCGAAGTGGAGACGGCTACGGATAAAGCGAACCTCGGATGCTTTCATAACATAGTCGTGCCAATACTTCGTATCCGTGCGGGACGGGATGAGGCAGACAACGGTAGCGCCGGACTCCGCTGCCTCATATGCCTTCGCAACCCACTTCCCGATTTCCCTGCCGTAGGGCGGGTTCATGAATACGGAGCCGACCCACTCTTGGGCCAGCCCGTCATCGTCCTGCGTGTAGAAGTTCGGGCACTTGGCATTAGCTGCGGACGCGCACGGGTCAAGTGTGAAGTTGAACTCTTCGTCGAGCGTATCGAACAGGTCGAGCGGCGTGGGCCAATCATCCGTGGTCGATGTGAACAAGCCTGCGTTGACAGTTCCCATTCAGTTTCCTTCCAAGATGTGCTTGATGTTGCTGGGGCAGTGGATGCCGTTGCCGCGTTGCAGTTCGATCTCGTACAAAGCTTTGGCGATCCGTTCGCGGGATTCTGACTCACGGGCCAGGAGCGCGTCGTAGTCTGGCATTCGTTGGCTCACAGCCCGCACCTCCCGCATGTCCCGTCAATGTGGCACCCTTCCGCGATGCACTTCCTGCGCCGGCGGGTCTTGATCGCCGCTGACAGTGCCGCGCCGTCACGCTGGATACTGGCCTGATACGCGCGGATGTCCTCGCTCATGACTTCTCCAGCGCGGCGCGGAGGTGAGTGGCTGCCCGGCGATACCCCTGTATCGCTTCGAGCTTGTCCGCCAGCTTCTCCACCCGTTCAATCGCGGCCCGCTGTTCCCGCACCATGGCGAGGAGGGCGGGGATGTCCGTGCGGGCGTGAGCGATGAACTCCGCGTCGGCAATGCAGTCGTCTACTGGGATGCCACGCCCGTCCTTGTGGGCGGCGTGGGCCTCGAACAGCCAGTACGCATCACCCGAGTTCGGGATAGGGGCAATGATCGTGGCTTCCTTCGTGACTTCCCACGGCCCTGTGGTGGCGGCTTGTGCTCGCGATTCGATGGCATCGAGGTCAGCCTCCCCGTCCCCGCCGGCCATGCTGATCAGGTGCTCGCTGTAGTCGCTCATTTGAGTCCGTCCATCCGGTCGAGGCGTGAATACTGCGGGCAAGGGTCGTCGGCGATGATGTGGCGCTCAAACCAGGTACGGAGGCGGCTCATTTTGCGGGCTCCATGTTCTCGGCGATCTTCTGCAAATTTTGGGCCATGCGCTTGATAGCACGCACATCGCGGTAATCGTGGGTGTCTTCGTCCAACGACTCGACTAGGGTTATCAGCTCTTGAAGGATTGTCATGGTGCTCATCTCCATTTCGTGCCCACCGCGCAAGGGTGGGGCGTGTGACTAGTCTACTGCATATGTGCAGTGATTCACAGTGACTTGGTGAACATAAAAATAATGCCGGGTTCACCTTTGCCACCGTGACGGTGATCGGGGCCGGTGACATGCTTCCAGTCGTCGTCCACGAGTAGGCCGGCATCAACGAACCCGTCAACGCATGCTTTCGTGGTGGTGTTGAGGTTGTTCGGGTCGTACCTGCCGGCGCGATCCTTCCAGACGTGCGCCACGATCCGAACTGGGTGATCGAACGCCCATCCTGGTGGGACCGCATCGGCCGCTGCTGCCCGCCACGCCTTCACGCGATTCGCTTTCACCATCCGGTGGAGGCGCTGGTTGCTGTTGATCCACTCATCAGGCTTCGGGACGAAGATTTGCAGGTCGGTCATGCTGCCATCCACCCATCGTGGTTGCCCTCGGCGTCACCCTTGCGAGCCTCGGTGGCCCTGCGGCGCTCATCGTTGCCCTCACGGCGCCCCTGCTCGAACAGTCGGTCCCATTCCTCCGGGTTGCGCTTCCGCCAGCTCAGGGGATGCTTCACGGGCTGCGCAGGGCCCTCGATGGCGCGCTGCCCGGCTTCGCGGGACGCCCGGATAGCCAACGCCCGCTTGCGGATCGTCCCAGGATTCGGGAGGTCCTGATCGTTCGCCCGGTAATGCTCAAGAACCGCCTGCTGAGCCTCGTTGTAAGTCACCGGGGCCAGCGAGTGAGCCCAGATGTCGCGGGCACCCTTCGTGACCTGCACCCGAGGGTCGTGCTGGTTGATCCAAGTGATCAGGGCTACTGTCTCGTCAAGCCGCATATCATGCTCCTAGTTCTAGTTGTCCAGCCATTTCGGCCCTTGTTTCCTGGAGGAGGTCAAAGCCTGCCTGAAGCCTGACCTGCGACCCTGTCTTGGGTTTATTTCCCTGCGCTTTGATCTTTAGAGCCTCGAACTTCTCCCGCAGCTTCGGCAGGGAAAGAATGTTAGACATCCAGAACTCATCCGTTGTCGCGAACCTGGCGACGAACAGAACCTGCTCCGGGGTGTACCCGTCCTTGTCGATCAGGAGCCTCGCCGCTGTCCGCCATGACTCTCCGGGCTTGTGCTTTACGTCGTTGGCTGTGAGTAGTTCGGAGAAGCCTTGAATGACCTGATCAATGTCGGGCCGCGGGATCTTCGGGGAAGAAGCTTTAGCTTCTTCTTCTCTCTCTCTTTCTCTCTCTCTAGCCATTGCGATTTCGGAAGAATCGCATTGCGGATCGCTATGCGATTCGTATGCGGTTCGCATGCGATCCGCATTGGGTACCGCATTTTTGTTCCATCTGGCGGCGGCCCCCTTCTTGCCGGCCTCCACGCTGCGCTTCACGCCCTCGGATGTGCGGTTGTGTTCGGTGTAGTCGTGGACGTAGACCTTGCCTTCTTCGACCTCGGGGCAGAACTGGCATTCGTGGCCTGGGATGTGCCACAGCCCCTTGTCGATGAGGAGCCTTGTATCAGCCGCTGAGCCGCCTACTTTGCGCTGCATGGGGCCTGATGCGATAACCCCGTCCGTGAGGTGCTGGGCGCAGTACAGGACCGACGCTGCGTGCATCAGGACCGCAGTAGGGGACTCGTCAAGAACATCCATGATCTTCGGGTTGTCTAGGTAGCCGACGTCAAACTGGGCGAATGCTCTCTTGTCAGCCATTCGCTGTAGTCCCCTCAGTGATTTGCAGTGACTCAGTACTCATGCCGCAGCCCTTCCCTGATGTTCGAATGCGGCGAGCATGTCTGTCAGCGCCGCGATGGCCTGCTGGGGTACGACTCCGTTTCCGCAGGCTTTGATCTGTTCCTGCCAGGAGATACCAATTGCCGGATCAGTAACCCATCCATCAGGCAGGCCCATCATCCACTCGGTGAAGCGGGGGCTTAGGCGGTGTCCACCGTTGCGTCCTGTGGGTTCGGTAGGGGCAGGGGCACGTCTTCCCATAACTGCTTCGTGGCGGGCGATGGCTTCGGCGTAGACGTCCCAGTTGGTAGAAGTGAGATCACTGTCCGCAGGTTGTCCCCGCCAGTCTTGTTCGGCCCGTTCCCCGGCCCCGTAGTTTCCGATGTCGTTACGGTCGGCAGTAGTCGCGGCTGATTCAGGTCGTATAGGTCGCGTATCTGATTCGTTAGGAATGGCTGCCCGGTTTGCGCCCGCTTCGCGGATCCCTGCTGGAAGGTCGCCTTTGCGCCTTCGGAGGCGACGGGGGTGAGCAGCCAGGACGAAGACGCGGTATCGAGGGTGGCAGGCTCCCACGTCGGCAGCTCGTAGGCCACGCCATTCCGCATCGAACCCGAGGTCGGCCAGACTTCCAAGTAGACGCCCAAGTGCTCGCAGAACAACCCTTCCGTCTCCGGTGTCTCCCATACATCCCGGGCACTGTTCCAGATCGCTGTCGGCCGTGGCACTATATGCCCCCCTTACGTTTTCCCAGACGACGTAGTCCGGTTGGATGATTTCGACGGCGCGGAGGAATTCCACGGCGAGGTTGGAGCGGCTGCCTTCGGTCATGCCGCGGCGCCGCCCCGATGTGGAGAGGTCCTGGCATGGGGTGCCTCCTGCGAGGATCTCGACTGGCTCGACCGCTGCCCAGTCGATTTTTGTCATGTCGCCGTGGTTGGGGATGCCCGGGTAGTTGTGGGCGAGGATCCTAGATGGGGCTTCTTCGAACTCTGAGAACCAAGCAGTACGAGAGCCGAAGACTTGCTCCACCGCTTTGCCGAGCCCGTTGTATCCGGCGCAGACTTCTGCGCTCCGGATCCTCACGCCGCCGCCCAGTATTCTTCGCCGATGAGGCGGTGGTACACGTCGAGGCGTCCCCACTTTTGCAGGCGTGTGCGGAGGGAGCCTTCGCGGCCTGCGTAGCCAATGGCTTTGAGGATGTAGCCTGTGCCCTGGTTGAGACTGAGCATCCATTCAATCTCGGCGATGACCTCGGCGGCTGTGGGCAGCGTGGGGGCTGTCTTGGTGTATTTGCGGCAGCGGGCTGTCCAGGCTTCTTTGCAGGGCTGGCACCGTTCCTCTACACGTTTGGTGTGGGCCCGGTAGCCGTTCTCGGTGCCGCAGATGTCGCGGTAAACGGTGGGGTTCTTCATTTGGTGGTCCTTTGGATCTTGTGCGCTTCTTTGCGGGCCTTGTCTGCTTGCCGGCGCTGGGCTTTGCGTTCCTCCGTGGCCGCGCTCATGCGTCGAAGTGGGGGAAGGTTGCGAAGCGGAGAATGGTGGCCCGGCGGCTAAACAGGAGCGTTGGGTTGCCGGTCATGGTCTGGTTTGCTTCGCCATGCGATGCCCACCATTCCGCCGCCAGCTCAGCATCCGTGAACCGCTTGTCTACGGCGACGATGGCGTAAGGGGTAAACGATCCACCAACGCGGTAGACGGGCTGACCGTTGCCGGGGTGCTTCTCGAAGATTTGCAGGGGCATCATGCGGCCTTCTTCCCGGCGTCGTAGGCGGCGGCTTCTGCTGCGGCCTTGCGGAGTCCTGCGGGTCCGCCGTGGATGGGTCGAGGCATCTTGGCGATGCGGACCGCGTTAGCTTCCCAGTACTCCCACGCCTCGTCGGTCGGCTCGTAGGTGGCTTTCATCTTCAGCTTGTTCTTCGCGTAGGAGATCCGGGCCAGCTCGCGGTGCTTCTCCTGGATCGCCTCGTCAATCTGCCGCTCGATCTCGCGGTATTCCTTCAGCTTCTTGTTCAGGTCTTTGATGTTCGACACGCCCGGCAGGTAGTTGCTCATTTCCAGCACCGCCGGAACTCGGTGTCCATGTGGTCGCACGGGGAGTGGGGGCAGGCGGCCCATGACGTTAGCGGGTGTTCGACGGTATGCCATTTTGCGAGTGCGGCCATGTTGTCCGCCACGGTGAGATGAAACTTGCTCAAAGCGTCCTCCTTGGGGGTCCAGGCGCCCCCTTTCGGGGGCGCCTACTGGGTTGATGCAGTGAAATGCAGTGACTTGGTGCTGATGCTAAAAGGGCCTAGAACGGCGGTTCCTTGTCGGGGCCGTTGCCCCACGCCGGCTGCTGGGGTGCCGCTGCCCACTGGTTCTGCTGTGCGGGCTGCTGAGCCTGCTGGCCCTGTCCCTGCTGCGGGTTGCGGGGGACGAGCCCGACCGAGTCGGCGACCACGTCGAGGGATTCGCGCTTCTCGCCGTTGTGCTCGTATTCGCGGGTGGACATGCGGCCAGTGACGATGACCTTGCCCTTGCCTCCCTGCGCTGCGATCTGCGCGTCCAATGCTTCGGCAGTGTAGCCGAACAGGGTCACGTTGAACCAGGTGGTCCCGCCGTCCACGTACTGCCCGGACTGATCCTTGACGCGGGCGGTTTCGGCCGCGGAGAACGACAGGCGGGGCTTGCCGTCATTGCTGAACTTCAGGCCCTGAGACTTGCCAATGTTGCCGGTAAAAGTGATGGTGCTCATTTTTATGCTGCTTCTTTCGTGGAGTGGGTGTATTTCTTGAGGTTGTCGGGGTGGAATCCTTGCCAGTGGATTTCGGTTTCGGGATCCCCGGTGGAGACGATTACGACGGGTGCTGCGATGTAGCCGAGTTCCTTGACCGCGGCGAGGTCCGCCGGGTCCTCGGTTACGTCCTTGACGGTGTAGGTCACGTCGTTCTTGTCGAGCCACCGCTTAGTGGCGCGGCACGGCTGGCAGCCTGGGGATGTGTAGAGGGTGACGATGCGGGGCACTTACTGTCCTTCGGTTGGTGTGGCGAGGGCTTTGATGGCGTTGAGGGTGTCGGCGGGTTCGCCGGCTTGCTGTGCTGCGGTGTAGAGCGCCCGGAGTAGTGCAATGTCATCGCCTGCCGCGTTCGCTTCGGCCAGGAAGTCGCGGGCAGTGGGGGCGGGCAGTGGTGCGACGGTGAAGTTCTTGCGCTTGCCACGGGTTGCGGTGAGTGCGATGGTTAGCGGCTTGTCGATGTGGGAGAGGTGGCTGATTTCGATGCCGCCGACCTTGTCACGCCCGAACGTGATTTCGGGGTTGCGGACCAGGGTGAGACGGTGCCCGGCGTATGTGCTGGCTTCGGCACCCCACGCGCTGACCATGACCCGACGCATGCTCTTGGACGGTCGGTAGGCGCGTCCGGGGAACTCCACGAGGTGGACATCGACGGGCTGCTCGGGTGTGCCCTTAGCGACCTCGGCAATGGTCACAGTCACAGGGCCTGCCATCAGATCATCGGCGTTGAGTTGGTCAGATTTCGGGGCGATGCTTTCGGTCAAGTCCATCTCAGAACCTCATCTCTTCGTAGTGGTTGATGCGCTCGGTGGTGGGTAGCCCGGCGACGGAATCCTGGTAGTTGGCGACCATGAGTGCGGCGGCGTCTTCGAAGGCTTCGACGGCTTCCTTGATCGCAAGGTGCCAGCGAATGTCCGGGTACACGCGCTTGACGTAGAGGGGCATTCCGCCGCAGTAGCTCACGTAGTCGATCCATTCGCGGCCCGACACCATGAGCCCCGCCTGACACTGCGCCATGTTCGCAAGCGGTACTTCGTCGGCGAGGATTGTGGAGAGTTGGATCTTCTGGTTGCGGGACTTGATTTCAATCAAACCGTCATCGCCCACGAGTCCGTCGGGGGAGTAGCCCAGCTTGAATCCCCAGTCGTCGCGGACCATGAAACCAACCTCGGTGGCGGGCGCGAAGTTCTCGCTGTAGATTTCTCGGGCGTAGGGCTCATCCAGGGTCCCGCGTTCCATGGCTGCATTCGCCTGGATGGGTTCGACGTGGCCGGTGATGCGTTCGGCGGCGAGTGTTGCGGTCAGGCTGCGTGACGTGTCATTCACTGCCGGCTTGATCGTTTTGGGGGTGATGAGCTGCCCAACCACGGACGCGGTAACAATGCCGCACCTCGCAGCAAGCCACTCGTCCGTGCCCTGCTCAAGGTCGTTGAATACTTGCAGGCTCATAATGCCTTCTTTCGTAGGTTCTGATTCTATCCTGTTTCACTGACTTTTTGCAGTGATTCACAGTGAGTCGCCGGGCAAAGTTATTCGATGTCGTTCAGGTCGAGGGGGGTGGTCATGGCGTCGTCTGTGCGGCGCGGGCAGTTGTCGGGGCATCGGCGTAGCTGGTCAAGTTCCCGGAACGCTGCCTGCTCGGTGGGGTCGTTAGGGTCCGGGGTCATGTGCGGGCCTCCATCAGCTTGTTTACCTGACGGACCACGTCAGCATTTGCCGCAGTTCCCTCGTGCCATTCGTTCAGAATTTTTTGGATTCCAGACAGCACCTCAATGTTGTTCACAGAACACCACCCATGATGACGCCTACGAGATCCGGCGCGAACTTGTCGAGGTACCGCAACGCCAGCCGTTCCTCCTCCAGGTTCCGCGGGACGTGATTGAGTACGGCCTGCTTGCTGAAGGTGCGGACCTGCTGGACGTTGCTGTTCTGGGGGTGCTGGGCGTTCATTTTGTCTCCTCGGTGTATGCGTCGTGGTGGCTGCGGTCGTTGCATGCCGGGTCGGGGTCTGAGTAGTAGGTCCAGATGTTGCCGGTCAGTTCGCGGCGGATTCGGCAACTCTCGAGGTGCGCCATTACTTCCTCCTGGCCGGTTGGGTGATGAGGCGGGCCGACTCGATGCCGAAGTAGATGGCCCCTAGGAGGAGGATCAGGGCACTCATGCGCTGACCTTTTCTTCTGCTCGGGCGAACGGTTCGGCGCAGGCCAACAGTTCGGTGATGCTGTCGTTGATCTGCTTGGTGACGCGTTCGGTGAGTTCGAGGGTGTTGTCGATGGTGCCGGCGTTGTTGACGACAAGGTCGGGGTGGGTTCCGCACTCGACAGACTCGAGCTCCTCAAAGTCGGTGATGAGCTGGTTCAGGTCGGCGCCGTTCACCCTTGCCCCGATAGCCGCGTTCATTGCGGCCTGCGTACGGCGTGCCCGTGCGATCCAGGAATAAGACGACTCGTCCCATTCGGTTTCCGTGACGTGCTGCTTTGCGTAATGCCGCACCAGCCAGCGGGCGTGCATGTTCGATGCGGGGATCATGATTCCTCCGGGATGTAGAGGGCGGTGGCGGGGAGGGTGATGTCGATGCTGGGGAAGTCGAACTGCTCGTTTGTGGTGACCCACCACGAGGTCGGGCCGACCCTGATCTCGTCTTTGACGTAGAGCGAATAGCTCTCGGTGCGGACGATAGAGCCTTCGGGCAGCGCGTCCAGTTCTTCTACCGTGGTGATGGTGTGGGGCTTCGAGTAGCCCGCGGCGAGGATGGCGTCGGCCATTGCATAGACGTATTCGGTTAGCCGAGGTTCTTTCTTCGAGTGCTCCCATTCGGACCACGGCGCTACTGCCTTGCTGTTGTCGGTTGTGAACAGCAGCGCGGCGATATCCTCCCGGGCGCTCATTTGCGGTATCCCTTGGTGAGGTCTACGCGCTTGCCGGTTGCGACGGCTCCGAGCTGGCGGATGTCGGCGCTGAACCGTTCGGCGGTCCAGGTGTCGCGGTGCTTAGCGGTGCTCATTTCGTTTCTCCTTCGATTGCTGCTCGGATTTCGGTTACCCAGTACTCTTGTGCCGCGCCGTCTTCGGTTTGGATGAATACTTTGTCTGGGCTGATTCGGGTGATGATGATCGGGGCTGTACCTGTCGTGGATCTGACCGTGGTACTCATCCCCATCACGCGGCTTCTGCGTTCATCTGTTTCTCCTGGCCCGGGTCCCGACGTTGGGCCGGGTCACTGGTGGTGCGGGTCGTTTTGTCATGAGTTCGAGGATTTGTTCGACGTGTGTTTCGCGGAAGCGGATGATGCCGTTCGCAGTGGTCCTCATGTGCGGCCATTCGTAGAGGCGGTTGTAGATGACCGTTGGCGTGGTCTGGAGCATCCCGGCAAGTTCCTGCACTGTGATGAACCGCTCATCAAAAACACTCATGCTGCTTGAAGCAGCTCTTCGTGGTCGAAGCGCTTGATTGCGAGCGGGGTGATTTCGAGGAGGTCGGCAACCTTGGAGAGGAGGCGATCCTGAAGCGGCTTGAAGCCGGCCTCAATAAGGCTGATGTACTGGCGGGATACGTCTAGCTCTTTGGCTAGACCTTCCTGCGTGTATCCGTAGCGTTCGCGGAGGGTGAAGAGAGTCCGACCAACTCGGACCATCTCGGGGTCTTTGGGAGCCTTGCTGGCTTTCACTGTTTGCATGCCCCCATCATGCAGTAGCACGCAGTTACCTGTCAACTATTTAGGCAGTAGCATCCAGTGACTCCACGTAATTCCGCGTGATTCCGCGGAAAAATAGCCCGCTTTCGAACATAAATTCGACTGCGAAAAACCCTGTGCTACTGGATTTAGTCCAGTAGTATCAATTAAAAATCTTTTGCTGCTACTGGGGGCGGCGTGTTTGAGTTTCGACATGAGCAGGGTCTCGGCAGGCATCTAAGTCCAGAGCCAGTCCCACCAGCAGTAACAAGAGTCGCCATTGAGCCGGCGGCGGAACAGAGGTTTTGATGAGTGCAGTACAGAGCGAACGTGATTACGGCCAGGATGCGATGATGCGGCGGCTTGGTCTTCTGGCCAAGCAGCGGCGCGAGGAGCTTGGCTTGGGCCGGGTCGCCTTCGCAGAGCTGGCGGGCCTTGGGTCTGACAGCACTGTTCAGCAGTTTGAGTTTGCCCAGCGGTGGCCGCGCCCTCAGACTCTCCGCAAGCTCGAGGTGGCCCTTGGGTGGCGCAATCAGGTCATTGATGCGTTGACGGAGGATCCGAACCGGGCCGCGTCGTCTGTCACGTTCGCGGACTTGGACAAGCCCGCTGAGCAGCCTGCCCCGCGCCCGCTGTCGGCGTTCTCCACGGCTGAATTGATGCGTGAGGTCGCTACCCGCATGGAGGCGTTGCAGGCCGGCCTGGGGGCATCCACGGAGCAGCACCACTACGACCTTGCCGCCTCGGATGATCACGTTGAGGGCGAAGACGACCGGGACTAGGTGACGCGAAACACGGCAACAAAAGTTGACCTACTAGGGTCTTTCGGCCCTGACCTGCATCGTTACAGCCGTGTTACCGAAACCTCACATTTCGGTAATGAATTTGTGACACCTGTTATCAGGTTTTTGGTAATTACTGTCGGACAGCAACCTTACAGTTGACCCATCAAGTGCCGTTGGGGCCTTGGGTATAACAAGTGTGGGGTTGTTGTGGTTGAAGTTGTGTTTGGTCGTTTGCCTGAAGGTGTTCACGGGTACACGGACGGGTCCAGGATCTTTGTTGATGATCGTCTGACGGCGGCGCAGTTGTTGTGCACGCTCGTTCATGAGGGCATCCATATTGAGCGGGGGCATGGGACTAGGCAGCTCGAGGCTGTTGAGATGGGTGTCCGCTATGAGACTGCCCGGCGCCTGTTGCCTGTGGATCGGATCGCGGGGGCTTGCAAGTCTGGGAAGCTGTCCGAGATAGCTAAGGGGCTCGGGGTGACTAAGCGGGTACTCATGGACCGGGCCGCCACGTTGACCGACCAGGAAGCGTCCGACGCCGGCTGCTGGGACTGCCAACTCTGCCCCGCGATCCAGATGCGGGCCGGGCGGATGGTCGCCGCCCAGAACTAACAAAAGCGCCCCCACTCAATGGAGAGTGGAGGCGCTTTTTTTGTGGGCGCATTATCTAAATGTCGTTTAAGTCTCTATGCAAACGGCGCAACCTGTTCTAGACCAGACGCCGGACCCCACTGGCAAGTTTAAGGGCTAATGCTTTGCTTGGCTAGCAATAAGGTACGGGGCTGCGGCTTCGAGGGCCTGTTTTGCTCTTTTCAACTCATGCACTTTATGCGCTTGGCCAAGTACGGAGTCGCCCAGATGCTCCCAAGGAACAGGTTCATCGTCCCCAAATAACTCCACGGGCTTCACTCCATATGCTGCCTTCGCCGCCGCCTCAACCGCAGCTTCCGGGATCACTTGGTTCTCGCTCATGCTGCGTCCTGTCTGTCGATTCTTGCTTGAATGAGTGGCAAATACTCGGCTTCGCGTTCGATGGCGATGCAGTGGAACCCTTCGAGGATGCACGCCTCAACCGTAGCGCCCGAACCGGCGAAAGGCTCCAGGACCGTCCCGCCCTCGGGGGTGACGAGGCGGACCAGCCAGCGCATCAGTGCTAGGGGCTTCACGGTTGGATGCGCGACGCCGTCAACGACCGGGCGTTCCTTCTTCGGGGCCTTCGCCACGTAGAAGAACCGAGACGCGCCGCCTGAATCCATGCGCTGCTGTGTCAAGTCTTGCTGACCGGCGAACTTGCCGTATGCGGTTCGGTCATCGTCGGCGTTGCGAACCCGGGGCCGGTTGCCCGCGGCGAGCACCCCACTCTGCCCGTCGAGCACCCCGGCCATGTGCTCATCGAGGACCACGTTAGCCGGCCAACGACCGCCATTGTCCGTCACCTCGCCAGTCGGAACGTTTCCCGCCCATTGGCCCCGGTCATCGCCGAAACTTCGGGTGTGGACAGTTCGCCCGCCGCTAGTCCCGATCCTGCACGCGTCGATGTTGAGCGCCCCGGTGCCGTGGATGGCTTCGTTGGCGGTCAGTGATCCCTTGAACGGCTTGCGGGCCATGACGACGGGCTCAAAGGCGGGCTTGAGAGCGGCCCGGTGTTTAGGGAACCCGCTGCCGTACATCCAGGCGATGCTGTCCCGAATCTCGAACCCGGCATCTTCGACAGCGACAGCGAGCCGGTGCCATGTGCGTGACCCGCCGAACGCGAGTAGGTGCCCGCCCGGCTTCAGCACCCGCAGGCATTCCTCGGCCCAGTCCTGACCCGGCGGCAGCGCATCCCACGCCTTCCCCATGAAACCCAGCCCATACGGCGGATCCGTCACGATGCTGTCCACGGAGTTGTCGGGGAGCATCTTCATTATTTCGAGGCAGTCGCCATGCACTATACGGGGAGCGCCCGGAGTCATCCTTGCTCCTCGTCCAGTTCCTTGTTCATGGCTTCGGGATTCGCGTAGGCCCGAAGGATTGCGTCGGCCCAATGCGCGTCGCCGAGGTGCCAGCGTGCATATCGTCTTGCGGCTGCGAGGCCGTCCGGGTTCTGTTCGCTCATAAGTCAATTGTACCGTGAATCACGACGCGTCGACAGTGATTCGCAGTGACTATTTCGCATTGACATGGTGTTGCCAAGGGCAACAACAGGATGGAATAGATGAGACAAAACGCTACAAACGGAGACAAAAACCCCTATGTTCTAGGGGAAAACCCGCTACAATTCAGGGTATTCACAGGAGTTCGAATCTCCTTAGCTCCACGCTTTTGCAGGTTTTCGGGACCATCGGCCTGCGGCTGCAGGCCGTCCGTCGGCGCACCCTTCCATAGGCATGCTGAGATTCAGGTGCCGGCCCCAGACCGAATACGGCATCAAAATATTCTCCAGGAAGCCGCCCCGGGGTCGATTTCACGTGTTAGGTTTGCGGGCAAAGCCGCGCCCATTGCCAGCAGCTTCCGTACTCTTGGGGGAGAGTGACGATGATCCCGAACCACAGCCAGCTCATCAATCTCACGCTCGGCGCAGACCCGGGTTTTCTTGCGGGCCGTTTCGCTACCGTCACCGGCGACCAGGACTCGTGGGTGGTGCCGCTGAAGAGCCTGGAAGCGCCTGGGCTCAATGGAATCCTGACTGTGAACGCAGCAACGTACGTCATCACGCGGGCCGAACTGGGACACGTGAGGCAGGCGCTCATCATCGACCGGGCCGAACCCACGGACCAGGACCTGGCGGACCTGGAAGCTTTGAAATCAGGAGCAACATGACAGCCGCAGGGATCAGGTCCCGGACGGCGTCGGACGTCAGTCTGCACGTCGGCGCGCCGGGACCCGCCGTGGCCACCCAAGCGGCAGCGCTCCTCAACGAATCCCTCGGCTCTGGTTTCATCCGCCCATCGGCTCTGGCTGAACTCACGGTTGAGGGCGGGGGAGTCCTCATCCGGGCCCGCAGCCGGGACGGCGATCTCCTTGGCGCAACGACCGCGCGCGTCCTGGACCAGACGTCCCACACGGCGCTGCAAGACCGCCTGCGTCTCGCCACCGCCGACGCCGGTTTGGGCGGGCGCCGGGTCGGCGAAATTAAGTCCATTGTCGTCGCCCCTTCAGCCCGGGGGATGGGCCTCGGCACGATCATGCTGGCGGCCTGCCTGGACTTTCTGAAGGCTGGCGGCTGCCGCTACGTCGTCTGCGCGTCGTGGGTCTCGGCCGATCCACAGCACTCGTCCCTGGGGATGTTTGAGCGAGCCGGCTTTGCGCAGCTGGCTACCATCCCCAGCTACTGGGCGGACGACCAGAGAGTGGCCGGTTACCTCTGCCCCATGTGCGGCCCCGAGTGCGTCTGCGCGGCCATCATCCTGAGGCTCCCACTCGAGGACGGACCCGCTAGGGCTCTTCCTTGGCAAGGGTCTTTGTCTGGTCCGGTGTCGGCCGTCCCAGGCGCCGGTCGAGTGTGACGCGCAGCCTGGCGGCCGCAACCTGAACCCGGTGCTGCGAGGCGGTCGCAGGGCTGGAAGCCTTCACGGGGATGTGCTGGGGAGCCAGAGGTTCCTCGTACCCGTTCACGGACTTCCACGCGATGTCCAGGAGTTCGAGTTCCTCATTCCGGGCCAACTCACTGCTGGCGAGCACCTCCAGCGCCGCCAGCCCCAGGGCTCTGGTGTCCTCGTCCTGGTCCAGGGCACTGTCCAGCGCCCATTGTGTCCGTTTCCACCACTCGGCGCGGTCATCGGCGATGGCCTTCTGGCGCAATGTCTGCCAGGCCATGAACGCTCCCACAGCTGCCGCTACGAGCACCGCAACAGGGGCAAGCGCGGCAACGATCTGCCACCACTCGGCCGGACTTGAATGGAGGAAGACTTCAACCGGAACTGGAGTCGGGGCAGGCGTTGGCGGCATGCGATCAGCCTAAGCCGCGGCCCGGACAGTGTCAGGCCACCAAGCGGGTGCGGCGTGGTCCCGGGACTCGCGCGACCGGGCAGTCGACAAAGCCCGCAGCCCCTGCGGCCGCCTCCGGGGGCAGGCGCCGGCAGACCAGCTCATCTCCGCCGCAAAAGCGGAGTTCAGCGGCGGCGTCCCGGCCGTCTCGGACCAGGACGCGCAGCGGATACTCTCGGCGATCGGGACCAACGGGTTCTGCCGCTAGCCTTGTCAGTAAAACGAGGAGAATTATGACCACCCTGAAAGAACGCCTGCACGCCGACGTCGTGACCCACATGAAGGACCGCAACAAGGTTGCCCTCACCACTGTGCGCAACGTCCTCGGCGAGATCGAAACCCGGGAAAAATCGGGCAAGACGCCAATCGTGCTGGACGACGCACAGGTGACTGCCCTCCTGCAGAAGGAAGCCGCCAAGCGCCGCGACACAGCCCGCATCTACACCGAAGCCGGCGAAGCCGAGCGTGCGGCCGCCGAGATCGCCGAAGCCGAGGTGATCGAGGCCTACCTGCCCAAGCCACTCACCGCAGCCGAAGTCGAGACGATCGTGGACGAGGCCATCGCCGCGCTCAAGGCCGACGGCGTCGAGCTGTCCCTGCGCCAACTGGGGGCAGTGATGAAGCCCGTCACCGCCACGGTGGCCGGACGTTTTGACGGCAAGGCCGTCAGCGAAATCGTCCGCAACCGTCTCGCGCAGCAATGA